CTATTGGTATACTGCATACCTACATCTTTTACTTTATCAAATGGAACTCCAGCAAGAGAACAATGCAAGAGCTGATAATACTCTGGGCATTGATTCATTAGAGCAATATTGTCCTCATTGTTGATAGTATTCGCAAGATACCAAGAGAAGGACTCTATATAGGAATACGCCCATAGACCATTATAGAGAACCTCGTTGAGATACGCATTGCCCAGCTGGATTTTATTTTCTTTTGTCAATACATACTTATCAACAAAAGACTTGATGTTGTTTCTTTTCAATTCGCTCTGCCAGAAGATATGTTTAGGTCTAATAGTTCCTCCACTATTAAGAACCATTTTCCACATGAACAGAGAGAACCAATAATCAATTACATACAGATCACAATTCGCATCGCCTCCCCATGAGACATTAACTAGCAAATTATGAACATAACCTGTTTCAATTCCATCTTTAAGAATTGCATAAATTCCGTCGATATGATCGTCTATATTCTTAGCCGTAATCGAAGGAACATAGACGCTGATATTGGATTGAGATTCAACAGCGTCTGCATAAACATAATAGTTTTTGTAATTATACATATATCTGCCCAACTCCTTTGCTTTAATCATTATTATAATATGCAATCAAAGCATTATTTAGAAGTTATATGGACATTAAAATCCTAAAAGCAGATATACTCCCACATGGAGTTACCCATGTGGGAATATACCTTAACATTTTTAGAGGAAATAAAAATGATAAATCAAGTAACAGAAGTAAGGAAATTGAAACAAAATGGGAATGTAAAATGCAGATAGTCGGGACTTCGACTACATTAATGTTATTACATTAAAAATTAATTTAAAGAAATCTTAGGCAGCGAAGGAAGGTTACGAGAATTCTTAATATGCTTCTGCTGAGACTTTCTTGCGATTACAGTAGCCTTGTTATTATACTTAGCATAGATCTGCTTACGGATCTTACGCTCACGGATACGAGCAATAGACCACTTAGACCACAGAGGATCCTTATGCTCCTTAGCAAGCATCAGGCAAGACAGATTCTTACGACGCTGAAGGTCATCATTCTTACCAAGACGAACGAAAGTTCTCTTAGCTAATTTTCTAGCCTCAACAAGAGCTTCAACCTCTGCAGACTCGGTAAAATTCTTTAAAGCCTGTTCGCCATTCTCAAAGAAAGTAACAGCTTCAAGAGCAGAAGTAGTCATCATATCCTCAACTCTCTGAGCAATAGTATCAATTCCCTCTGCACTATTAGGATCAATCTCTCTCTCAGTATCGGCAAGAGTATCGACTACAGTATCGGTATCTTCAGCTTCTTCACGCAAATACTGATCAAAAATCATATGGAGGACCTCCTTAAAAATCATTTTAGGTTAGTAGATATCTACATGACATGTCAGTTTAGACATTCTTTGTCATTTACTCATATGTTTAATTAGCTTTTACTGATAGGTAAAACTTAAGATTAATAATATATTATAGATGTGACTATCTAAAGGAGTTGTTGATATGGATAAAAACCAAGCTGGAAATCTAAAAATGATTCAAGATTATAAACAAATGATGGTAGATGGATTACGCCATACATTCACTAGTCTTCATGAGAATGAGCTTAGAGAAGCAATAGATTATTCTATCAATAAACGTATCTATTCTGCCCCTGCAAGTATAGACAATAACTATACTAAGAGGCGTATTGATGGCGATATATTAGACGTAATCCATTATATAGAAACTCTAGAACCTATAGTCACCAGTTCAGGTGTTCTGTTTAAGAAACATAAAGAAGCAGATAATCCTATGGCTAAAATGATTATGGGCTTTCTAGATAAGAGAAGCGAGTATAAGAAAGAAATGTTTAAGCATCCTAAAGGAAGTGCTGAATTTGAAAGGTACAATCTTCTTCAGTTATTGGAGAAACTAAATGCGAATGCAACATATGGAGTTCTTGGAGCTCCCACTAGCATGCTGTATAACATCTATACCGCAGAGAGTGTTACTCGACAGGGTAGATCGTATATCTCTTGTTCTATCATGCTCTTTGAAAGCTTCTTAGCCAATAATGTAGGATTCAATAGTCTCAATGAGGTTATTGGTTTTATAAATAACGTAGAGCATGAGAAACCAGAGAGAAAACTTCTAGATAGTGTTATTCTTGATAGGAATATCACAAGAGAAGAATGTTTCTATAAACTCATGAATACAGTGGACTATACCAATGTATGGGTTCCTACAGAGAAAGAGATGGGCTTAGTATGGGATTATCTCCAGGGTGTTACTCAAGAAGATATCAATAGAATCTTCTATAAGAATAACCTCTATACATTCTGTGAGTTGCCCATAATGCAAGATCTTATTATTAAGATTCTATGTGAGCTAGATGAACCATTCATGAATCCTAATAAGCCGCCTAAGATTATTCAGGATGATCTTGATACCCTTACTTCTATTCTTAAAGAGTATGTGTATTATGGATATTTCTATACAGATAAACTAGACAGAATAGATTATATGCAGAGAGATATTGTTATAGTATCTGATACAGATTCAACTATCATATCTTTCGATGCATGGTATAGATACGTTCTCTCCAAGGTTTATAATATAGATATGCCTATCAAGCATAGAAAGTTCAATATGGTTAATCTCATAGATACAGATGAATATGGTGATAAACCTAAGAGAACAATGTGTACTATTATAGAACCAGAATATGATTATGACTTCTATACCGATGAAGTAATAGAGATTCATAAGCTTAGAGAACCATGTAAATTAGTTCCGCAGGACTCTCTTAGATACTCCATTATCAATATCATGGCATATGTATGCAGCGATTTAGTTGTAGATTATCTTGCAAGGTATGTCATTAGAGCTAATGCTGGCGGTAGCGATATGGGTTGTAAAATGATTATGAAGAATGAATTTCTATTCGATAGACTTCTTCTTACAGCCAATAGACGTAACTATGCGGATATTCAAACTCTTCAAGAGGGTAATATAATCCCCAAGGGTATGAAAACCAGTATGGCTATAATGGGATTGCCAATCAATAAGTCTACTCTAAGCGATGGAGTTAAACAGAAGATGCAAGAGATTCTCTATGAGGACGTTCTTACAGCAGATAAGATAGATCAAGTTAAGATCATGAAACAACTAGCATTACTTGAGCATAGCATCTATGAGAATGTAATGTCTAAGAAGACAGATTATTATAAGCCTGATAATGTTAAGGCTATCTCGTATTATGCTAAGAATCCTCTTGAGGTTAATGGTGTAGTTGCCATCATGGTTTATAATGAGATGAGAGACGAAACCATGTCTGCCATAGATCTAAATGAACGTAATAAGATAATTAAGATAAAACTTAATGTGAATAAAAAGAATGTTCATAAGATCAAAGACAAGTATCCTGTAGAATATGAGAAGTTGTGTAGATTGCTTGAACATCCTACACTTGGATCTAAGCTTGGTACTATTGCTTTGCCTATAGATGCAGAAGTACCAGATTGGGTATTGGAGTTCGTTGATATACAGACTATTGTATCTGATGTATTAAAGAACTTCCCGTTAGATTCTATTGGTCTTAGAAGATGTGATAATGATTCTGTAAATTACAGTAATATCATTCAGCTGTAATAAGAAATACCCATGGGAGCAATCCCATGGGTATTTATTTTTTATTCAATTGGCATTTTAGCAGTAATCTCTACATTGTCTGAATTGATTGTATAAGTAATATCATTACAACCAAGCTCTAAGAAATGACGAATTACGCCCATGGTCTTTGCAGGGATCTCTGCCTTGGCATAACGTGTTGCATCAATCTTATTATGTAATCCACAATAGATCTCATAGATTTGATCTACATTGAATCCGGAATTTACAGTAACATACTCTGAGATATCATAGCCTTCAATATATGCCTGAAGAACATAGTTTGCCACTTCATATGGTACATCCTCGTTGATGCATCTATAGAGAACTTTTCTAGGGATATTATTAGTCCATCCTGCAATCATCAATCTCATCTGAGTGGCATTCAGTCTAGGATCCTCAACCATATCAATAGTGTATTTATTCTTAGCGAATGCTTCTGCATTGTTCTTCTCAAAGTCATATGCATCATAAATAGCATCGAGCTGAGAAGCATTATAAGGCTGCATATCTGCTTCAGAAAAATCAAAATCCTCCATGAGCCTAGATGCGTTATCAACCCAATCAGAATCATATTTAGGATTCACCATGAGTTTAGCCTGAAAAGCTTTTCTTTTTTCACTAACATTCTTAGATTTTGCCATTCTAATATACCTCCAATAAAATTAATTATACGGCACTGGTTCCTTCAGTGCCAGCTTCAATACGTTTAGCAGTACGATCTCCAAGAGCCATGATCGCAGCCTCTAGTGCTTTAATAGCGATTTCATTCTGTACGCATCTATGCTCGCTATTCTGGAATGAATATAGTCTAGTAAGTACGATGGTTAACAGATCATCCTCTGATATACCATTACGGCCACATTCTTTTACCGGGCCATTCTGGAAATGTATTTCTTGCACAACGTCTCCATTGTACATAATCTTATAATCGTTAGGAGCATCATTCTCCCACTTTAATGAATCATCCCATAAGATGTATTCATGGTCAGTTGAATTAGTATTCATTATTAACACTCTCCTTGGTGGGATCTATTGTACTGGAATATAAGGTTTGTGTTTTTAATATATTAAATGCCTCTCCATGCGGCTATAGATGCTATGGTTACAGCTATTGCCATACCTATAGTAATGCCCATGACTATAACTAAGATTAAAAGTACTGCTAGCTTAATCTTATCTTTTGGAAATCGCATTAGTTTAGTAGAGAACCCTATGAATAATGCGGATAACAGTAGCACCACAACAAACAGCATTATTATCAATATAATGGTTAGCATATTATCTCCTCCCATATAAGTTTATTATTAAGTCCTAGAGAGTATTATTTTTTACCATATTAGGGCTATTTAGTAAACCTGAACATACGGATAAGAATACGAGAGGAGGTATAATAATGCAATATAACGCTCCAGTTGTACAGCAAACAAGATCACCATATGGTAATATTGTTACTAATAACAGAGTTGTACCTCAACCTGGGACATATCAACCTCAAAAGCCAGCGCCAACAAGACGTATATATTTACAAAAGACTACTAAGAATAAAAGCTTTCTAGATATGCATCATTATCTTAAAGCTATAGGAATAAAGAACAATGCATTTATGCTTACGTTGATAGATCCGGATCTAGATGGTATTGATCCTCATGATCCTAACCTAAATGGATACTATAAACAGAAAGTACTAAGAGAGTGTTTATGTAACTATTGGTATTTCATTAGAGAATGTGTTAGATTACCAAGCTCTGGTGCTAAACCAATGAAGTATAAGCTCACTCGTGGTAATTTAGCATTAAGCTTCTGTCAAATGCTAAACTTAAATATCTTCTTTGAGGAGCCTCGTCAGCAAGGTAAGACCGTATCCTCAGCAATTAGATATTTATATATTTATAACTTTGGTACCACCAATTCTAAAATGGCTTTCCTACATAAGAACATGGATGGTGCTAAAGATAACTTACAGACTCTAAAAGATATTAGAGATCTATTACCAAGCTATCTAATTATGAAAGAAAGAATCTTACCAGATGGTAAGATAGATCGTGGTAAGAATAATACCACAGAGATTCTTAACCCTCATAATAATAATGATATAAAAGTATTTGCCTCCGCTACTAATAAAGCTAAAGCTGCATCGCTGTTGCGTGGTAAGAGCTTAGGTATTATATGGTATGACGAGTACGCGTTCTTACCCTACAACGATACTATATACATGAACGCAGCACCAGCATATAAGACTGCTGCATCTATCGCTAAACAAAATGGTGCTCCATATGGAATTCTTATAACAACCACCCCTGGATTTATGACAACTCCAGAGGGTAGAGAAGCATATGCCACTAAAGAGAATGCTACTAAATTCTCTGAATCCTGGTATGATAAGACTTACCCTGAACTGATGTCTATTATTGGTTCAAATACTAAGTCAGACTTTGTATATATTAGATACACATACCAAGAGCTTGGCCAATCCGAACAGTGGTTTCAGGAAGTATGCAAACTGCTTAAGAATTCCTGGCCAGACATTAGACGTGAGATTTTGCTTGAATGGGCTACTGGAGTTGAGAACTCTCCATTTAGAGAAGAAGATCTTGATACTATATCTGGATTGGTAAGACAACCTATAAGCGTTGTATATCTTCTTGGTAAATATAGATTTGAAACTTATCTACAGGCTGATACTAGAACTTATCCACCATTGATTGGTGTAGACCCTGCTGGTGGATATAAACAGGATAGCTCTTGTATTACTATTATTGACTCTAAGTCTACTAAAGTCCTTGGATGTTTGAACTGCAACTACATCTCCCAGGTTGATCTTGCTAGATGTATTGAATTCATAGTGCGTAACTGGATGCCCAATGCTGTTATCAATGTAGAGAGAAATGGCGTTGGTCATGGTGTTATCTCTATGCTTAAGAAGATGGGTCTATCTAAGAATCTCTATTATGAGATTAAAGATAAGACCGTTGAGGAACGTCAAGATGGTGTCCATGCCTATAAGCATAAGATTAGAACTAAGATTTATGGTTTCGATAACACTGCTGCTACTCGGCAGGTTCTTATTAATATTCTTATAGAGCGTGTAGAAAATCATAAAGACAAGATCGTATCGCCTATAATATATAATGAATTGATAGGTATGGAGATTAAAAAGAATGGTAGAATTGAGCACTCTACGTCTACCCATGATGACCAAGTATTCTCTATGCTATTGGCTCTATATATGTGGTATGAAGGCGTTAATATGATGGAGCGCTTTGGAGTTAGAAAAACTTCAATTAAAACAGATGAAAATATTGATGAAGCCATTGATTATTACAATGATGATACTGTAGAAATCGTTAGTCATTTTAATACAGATGATGATTTATCAACAGAAATCGAGAATGATGTAAATGCTGCCATTAAAGCTGGCGGCACATTGATGAAAGATTTTGTAGATAAACGTATGGCTGATGAGAAAGCTAAGTTTGAAGCTCTTGTTGCTACTCCATTAGGGGAGAAAGCTTATAGACAAACTTACAATATCCCGGATGATGTTCCTATAACAAACTTTGTTAATACAGCTTCAAGCTTTGCTGTACCAGATTCAGTATTCACAGGGTTCTATAGTGCTAATACAAATGATAATGTATATTACAGCAATTCAACCGCAAATGTACAGGAAGTACCAGAGAACCAAGCATTCGCTCTGGAAGATGACGATTATAGATATTTAGATCACTTTAATTTCTAATATTATATTAGAGGAGGGCTTAATTGCCCTCCTCTGCCATCTTAAATTTTCAATTTAATGTAAACTAAAACAAAATAATAAAAATTATATACCAGAAGGGAGAAATATATTATATGAGTTTTGATCCTAACACTCAACCATATGAAATAAGTAATGAATATGATATTGCTAATATTCTAGCTCATTTTGATTCTAATTATATTTTTGATGTAATTGAAGATAAGTTAGAAAAGATTAGTTTTGCTACAACACTCCCAGAACCAAATATTGTATCTGCGTTTGAAACTAATTTCAATATTATGTATGAGGAGTATCCTGGAGACAATCAGAATATTAAGATAATCCGTGAGCAAGTATATAGAGATATTATTAAGATCCTCACGGGTAAATTCAATCTTTCATTTAATACTACAGATGATACAATCGATCTCTATACAGCAGCAAGATATCTATATGATTTTGTTGTATGCAATCGCAACTCTATTATGATTAATTTCTTTACAGCATTTATTATTAATAATAAAGATTCTCTATGCTCTACTTTAAACATGGATGAATTTAGAAAGAATAAAGATAGCGCTTCTGCATATGGTAAGAGAGTATATTCAGATAACAAGTTCGCATTGATTAGCGCTAATATCAATACTGTTATTAATTATATTAGTAATCTTGATATTACTTTGACAAATATTTTCCAATCAACATACGTTGATTACTCTTTGGTGACATTTCTAGATAATTGTTTTAGCGATAATGGAAATTTCTTTAAAGATTTCTATTGTAGTGTTCTTCAGAAGCCTGAAGAGCTTCCTATTGTTATTACTAATATTAGACTTAAACTTCAAAGTTTAGTCGGTAATATTTCTCAAGAGCATATTGAAGAATATTTATCTTATGGAATTACGGATGGTGAATAATATGGATACAAAGATTATTAGTATTAATGGCGAGCCTGTAGAGAACATTGCAGAAGAAGTAAATACCCCAGCTATAGTTTCTGTAAATGATGAGCCTGTAGAGAATGTTACAGAAGATATCAAAGATACTACAGAGGAAACACCTAAAGATGATGATAAGATCGATCTCTCCAATACTTCAGTAGATAATACTGTAGGGGAATCAGAAAGACACTATAAAGAAGTATTTGCCAGTTATGATCTTAGCAAAGAAGATGTTAAAGTTCTATTAGAAATAGTTAAGAGATATAAAGCCGGAGAGAAACTTAATTATTATGATGCTGTTCCTGAATCATTTAAAGCAATTGCCGATGGCCTTCGTAATGTTGCTATTAAAGAGGGAACTCCTGTTAGTAAAAATGATGCTACTAAGTTCCTTTTGGCAGAATTGATTAGAGATGCTCAGACCAGCAAAGCATTTGAAGACTTTGATAAAGAACTAGCATCGACTATATCTGAAATGGATTATAAATATAATAAGATATTTACTGAAGCATTCGATGAAGTATTCGCTAAGATAGATGAGTTAGAAACTAAAGATCCAGAGCAAGCAGCAAAGATTAAAATAGTAAAGAATGCATTTGATGATGCAGCAAATCTTACTAGCCTTACAGAGTTTATAAACTCTACTTCAGTATCTAAACTTACTAAATGGGCTACTAGATTCAAAGACGAGGTAGATTACTTCAACACAAAAGTAAATGTTACCAATGTGAAGATTCCTGACCTGGGAGAAGTATATCTCGTAATTGTAGCGAATTGTCCTGATCTTAATCCAGAAGATGTTAAAAAGTTTGTTGTTGCTTTATGTAGGCAGTCTTATACTCTCGATGTAAAAAATAATATTGGCGATCTTGCATATATTTATAGATTGGTAAGCTCAATCTATAGTTATAAATTTACCAATAATTCCAAAGAAACTCCACAGTTGCTCAAGAATATCACAGAGGTAATAAAAGGTATTTCTTCGCGTAGCGAAAACTAAGGAGGTTTGGATCTATGGCTGGTCCATATATTAATAACGGAAATTACAGATATGGGGTTTCTCAATATACTCAACCGAATTTACCGTGTTATGATTCAATCGGTCATCATAAGAAACCCAATTACAGACAACCAGCATCTGATACCTATAGAGATGATGGTGTACCGTACACAAGCTATCTAGAGGATAATACTAATGCTTGTGCTACATGTGGTAGATGTAATCGAAATGCTAGAGCTAATATGATATCTAGCCTAGTGAGATTAGAGACTACCATTGATAAATATCTTAAAGTAAAAATGTATGGATCAACATCCGATAAGAACAAGACTGTTCTTATGAAGGAAGGAAATAAGTATTGTGTTTCCTATCTTACAGAGACTGGTATTGCAACTGTAACTGGCACATATCGTGGAGTTTCATCTAATGTACCAGAAGAATGTACAAGCTATATTGGAAACTATAGTTCTACTGCAGCATCTTCTTATATCTGTCTTGATTGTTCTACTGAAGGAGCATCTAAGAAGATCTTAATCTATATTGCTGGAATTAGATATATTGAGGCCGTATATGAAGAAGGCGATGATGCGTACTTTAATCTTACTCAAGCAGAGAAGATTAAGTCTATGGTTTCTCAGATCAGTAGTGCCATCTCTGTTATCAATACTTATATCAAAGTAAATAATAATGGAAAGGGCATAACTGATGACGCAACAACAAACTCTAGCGGAACTCAATGCTGCTGCAACGGCTCAGTTCTTATTATGCATTCACAGGATGATTGTTGTAATACGAGCGATGGCACAAGCAATTCAAATGATGATGCGGATTATAGCGAATACCTTAACGATGACGGATCGTTAGACTTTAATTCACTCATCAGTGCTATGAAGGATGTAAAGTCCATCATGAATAGCTTTATTACGGCGTATGATATTGATACTACTCTTTGTGGTTATGATGATGATTGTTCTTGCAATACAGTTGCCGACGTAACTAAGGATACAGTAATCCAGATTCTTAAGGAAGCTGGAGTTCCTATTGTAGAGGAAGTACCGTATAATGCAACTGAACAGGGTCTCTATATGGTTGAACAGGAGAGTGGTGAGAACGATGGATGGTTAGACGATATTGAAACTTAATTAAAAGATACTCCAGCATGCTTAAATGCATGCTGGGGTTTATTTGTCGAACTTTAATATAATAGAAAGGAGTGTCTTTAGCATGGCTACTACGTACTATAAAGTCGAAAATAGTAAAGTTATCTTTACTGGAGATGGAGAACTTATATATTTTGTACCAGAGAAGTATTTTGACTGTGGAGCTGCCACTGTAATAGGCGAGTTAGTAGAATCTATGGGTATCTTCTCATATGGATTATATGATAAGAATGGTAAACAGCTTAAGATCGCTAGATTTAAATGTCCTACAATGTTTGAGTGTAGGCCCTCTAGTATTTCTAAGGAAAAAGGTTTCCAATTAATCAATAGTAAAACAGCAAAGGATTATCGTCTTCTTCATTTTAAGAAGGGCGATGAATTAATTTGTAATACAAATATTCCTAAAGACGTAGAGAATGTAGAGAAGTTTGTAAACCTATTGATTGGTGGTCATTTACCAGATGATATTCCATATAATGAAGTCCATGAGTATATAATCAAGAATGCAGAGCTAAATGGATTTAATTATAAAGTCTCTGGTCAAACATTTGGTATTCTTGTTGGTGTTATCTATAGATCAATGAAGGATCTATCTGTTCCATATCGTAACTCCGACTATGATAAAAACATGCTTGATTATAAAGCTATATCTATTAAAGAGGTTCCTAAATATACATCTCCATACACCGCTATTACGTCAGAAAACGCTGATGAAGCAATCGCTGCAGCTATGACAATGACCAAATCTAGCGGTGATTCCCCGCTTGAGAAAGTCATGATGGGTTAGGGCTTACAATAAACATATGAATAAAGCTTAAACAGCTTTAAATAGTTTTATTAAATATTTTGCAAAATATTTCATAAGGAGGTATTAATATGACCAAGGGTTATCCCAGAAGTCGGTTTGAAATTATTGATCAGACCAATATTCAGGAACTTCCTCAGACTACTATAGGGTATCCTGTACCCATGGCTATGGCTGCATATACATCCGATAAGGGTCCGGAGCAATGGCGTGTCTTAAGTGGTTTAACAGAATTCTCCAGAGATGTTGGTTCTATCAGTTTCACAAAGCATGGCCAGGGGCAACTCACAGTAGCAGAAATTCTGCGCAATGGCGGTGTTGTATTTGGCAAGCGCATGGTGTCTGAAGACGCTACTTTAGCAAATGTCACTATTCGTGCTAGAGTTATCAATTCAGATAACGTATCTTATCTGTATTTCTATACTAAGTCCTATGAAGACGTTGCTACTTTCGACGAGGCTACCGAGCTCGGTTATGATAACTTTGATGCTAATACTGAGTCCGATGTAGTTGATGTTCCTCTGTTCACTGTAACTCCTATGGGCCGTGGTGTAAGCAACATGGCATTTAGAATTAACCCTGAGTACGTTAATTCTAAGAGCTCTAGCTATGTTCTCTATTCCTTTGAAGTTTATGAGAATCAGGAGCTGCTGGAGAGCATTACGTTTACCATGAACCCTGACGTAACCATTGATGGTGTTTCTCAGGCTATGAATCCCAAGATTCATGCTAATTCCAACCAGGTTAAGGTTAACCTATTTGATGATGGTTTCTATGCTCTTATTACTGCTCTGGCTAAGACTGCTACCGATAGTTCTGGTAACGCTCTTTCTGTTGCTTCTGTTATCAATATGGACTTCATCAATGCAGTAGACCGTCGTGGTAAGAATCCCATGGGTGGTGTTGTTACCTCTGCAGATGCAGATTCTGATGGAGAAGATCTGTGGACTACCAATACTCCTTCTGAGATTGCTGATGACATTGTTGACATCTGTGACGCTCTTGGTGTTGCTCTTACTAATGGTAGTTATGGTGCTTCTGGCAATAGCCCCATCCAGGTTCCCGGCGAGTACGAGAAGATGCTGCTTGGCACGTATGGTGCTAACCAGGACTCTGCTCTGTTTGATACTGTTATTTATGATCTTGATGCCAATAAGATTGATTTCGTAGTTGATGCAAACTATCCTCTTAGCGTTAAGAAAGCAATTAATGACCTTGCAGACTTCCGTCAGGACTTTGCATTCCTGGCAGATATGAACACAGATGTACATGATGTAACAACTATTGTTGATAAGGCAGCAGAGATGCCTAAGAGCAGATTCATTGCTGTGTATCATAACCATTTCAAGATTTATGATCCCTATACCAATAAGCAGATCCGTGTTACCATGCCTTTCCTGTTGGCATCTAGAATGGTTCAGCATATTAGCGATGGTGTTGGTCGTCCGTTTGCTGGTATGCTTAATAGCATTACCTTCCCTGAGATCATTGATGGTTCTGTTAACTTCCTGCCTGTTGTTATCCCTGGTGTTGATCAGAAGCAGGCTCTTGTTGATGCTAACGTAAACTATCTGTCTTACTATGATGGAACTCCTGTAATGGAGACTATGTATACTAACCCTGAGGAAGAGTATACTCAGCTTAGCTATCTGCATAACATCATGGCCATCCAGGAAGTCATTAAGGCTGTTCGTACCGAGTGCCCGAAGGTTCGCTATACGTTTATGGATGGCTCTGATCTTGAGAATTATATCTCTGATGCTAATGCTGTTATCAATAAGTATGTCACTAACTTCAAGTCTATCTCCATGCAGTACATGGCAGATGAGAAGTATGAGTCCAATAGCATCTTCTATGCTACTATTACAGTTCAGTTCAAGAATTTCGTTCAGGAAGAGTACTTCCGCGTAATTGCTATTAGCTAAGAAAGGAGGGCTTGAATTATGTATGGTAGTTCTCGTGTTGTTACTCCTATTACAACCACTAAAAGTTTAGGAGTTAATATTAATACACAGGTTTCTAAGCTGTTTGCTAATACTAAGGATTTCAGAGATGTCACCCAGTACAATCTGATGCGTGGTGTTCCTGACTTTGGTTCTCTCGTTCAGTTCAACCCTTATGAGACTGGTTATGCTGCGTTTATCATTTGCGAAATGCCTAAGTTCATGGAAGCTCTGGCTGCTGCAAATGTAAGCTATAACAAGCTGTTTGAGAACTGGAAGCACATTATCGAGTATGAGTTCAAGAGCTTCCAGGGTCTTCAGGATCTTAGTTCTAGCACCATTACTCTTGGTGATGACCTGAATAGCATTAATGTTATTAATAAGGTTGAAATGCAGAGTGCTAGTGAATTTACACTGGAATATGATGAGAAGTCTGGTTCTCCTCTGACTAAGTTTGCTAGACTGTATCTTACAGGTATTAAGGATCCTCGTACTCAGGTTAAGACTTATCATGGTCTTATCCATAATGGCGATATGGAACCTGGCTTTGAGAATGAGGTCTTCACGTTCCTGTATATCGTTACTGATAACACCATGCGCGAGGTTGAGGCTGCTTACCTACTGATTGGTTGCCAGCTGGTAGATGCTAACATCGACATGTATAACTATACTAAGGGTACTATCGAGAAGGCTACTATTCAGGTTAAGTTCAATGGTTATCCTGTTACTTCTTCTTATATCGAGCTTGCTGCCAAGGATATGATGTCTTATCTGCTTAGTGTTGAGGCTGGTGCTCGTCAGATCATTGTCAACAGCAACGACTACAACTACACTGGTACCGATACCATTGTCGATACTCTTACCGAGTATGGTGCAACTGATAGCACAAAGTATCCCAGCCTTGATTACAATAGCACCAGTAAATATACCAGCTATAGCTACTATTCTGGCTCTTCTACCAGCTCTAGTTCTAGTTCTAGCACTACCACTGGTTCAACAACCTAACGTATTATATACCCCTAGGGATTGCTCCCTAGGGGTATTTATTTTGCTTACTGGTTATCCTGGCTGATAGATTCAGGGTTACTTACAGTATCTTTAATTGTATCCTGTAGAGACTTATCATAAAGCTCTTGAATCTTAGCCATATTAAGATAAGACCCAAGATAATATTTCTTAAGCTCTTTAGAGAACTTAGCTCTATGGATATCATTATTAGAATCTCCCATCATAATATTAGTAATATTCTCACAGTACTCATTAGTATTCACTATAAGCTGGTTAGTATTGGTAATATTGATAAACAGCGGTGGTGGTAAAGTAACTCTAATTCTATTATTTGTGCTATACTCTAAGTTATAGATTTTAGTGAAGAAATCAGACAATAACTCTTGGAAATCTGATTGTCTGGCATATGCAAATCTAAGAAACTTAGAGTTACTCATGGTAAGCTGTAAAGCATAATCTGGAGATTGACGATTCTGAATAATCTCTATAGGAACGCCAATGACATTTATTGCTGCTTCCTCAAGAATATTTAGTAGATCAGTCTTAATCTCTACATTCTGACCTTGCATGACCTCAAACTCTATAGGAGATTGACCATCTGCTCCTCTGGGGATAATGTAATCATTAAATCTACCAGTAATATTCAATACAGAGTTAATACTTTCAATCTGTCTAATACCAAAGTTAGACTTCTTGATTTCATTAATAGTCTTCAATAGAGTCTTAGATATATTAGTCTCTACAGATTGTCTCACATAATAAACTCTCTTATCATTACCACGAGTCATTATAGCCAAACAGTTAGTAAGATAGATAGCGACCCACAGTTTTGCAGGGACAAGAGACATAGCAAGATCAGAAACACCACGCTTAGAGTTCTCATCAAGCTTGAAATAGAAATGCTTAATATCCTCAGGGGGAATATAACTAATACGGATATTGTTACTAGATCCAGCAGCAGCATTAAACTGGTCATTATACTTCAAGATATAGTAAATTTCTTTCTTAAGATCTTGGTTAGTATTAATGAATTTAGCGTCTAATTTCTCTGCAAGATTAGAAGCAATACTGTTTAATAATTCCTCTCTGCGTGTCATTGAATCAAGAGCTTCACTCTTTCCAGTTCCACGTAATCCAGTAATGGTTGTAGTAAGACCAGTGGTTGTATATTTACTATCATAGAGATCAGTCTTAGTATCAATCTCAAAATAGTAATAGCCTAAACAGATATCGTTATTCATCGTTATAGGAATAACACACTCTCTCCTAAGCTTCTTAATTATACACCCATTCATTTCTTTTACTTTACCATTAGAACCATCTCTACGAATAAGACCATCAGAAGTTGTATCCTCATCTCCAGGTAATCTAAGACTATCTCCAAGAGTTTGATCAAACTTATGATGTACAGGAAGTTTCTCTCCCATATTTAAATCATTATCAAATGTATTATCATAGGCATAACCCTTACCACCAGCGCTATTAATATCGAGCATTCCTTCATTGATAATGGAATTCTCTCTAATAGCCATCTCGGTAAGAGATTCTTTTACTACTTCTTCATGTTTCTCTCTAGCCATCTTCTCAGAACTAATGATAGAAGAAATATAACCATCCTCAAGAGCAATACTAAATTGGCCAAGATCCTCATATGAAGGATCATTACTCTTACCTGTCTGGTATATTGTTGATTCATTAAGAATCACAGCACCCTCATGATATTTAGCTCTAACTACAACATTCTTATTTGTATCTTTACGATCTAATAGACGTTGAATGGCTTTAGTATATGGAACACAATATACAAATACTTCACCGTACTTAGAAGTATCATCATATATCTCAGTCGTAAGCTTAGAGAGTTTATACTTATGCTTCATATCTTCTACATTACGGCTAAACTGTTCTGCAGAATCTCTTGTAGGAGAATCTGTTTCTAGATTAAGAAAATCCTTACTAAAACTATCAGCAGATAATACGTTATCTCTTATAGTCAGTAATGCCTCTTGTAGTTTAGGCATATACTTAACAACTTCATCTGTCTCTTGGTCTAATGCTTTTACCCATCTATTATCTAGATAAGTATTAGAGAGATTGTTTACGAATTCATTATCGCCAAAGATGCGCTCAAATTCCGATACTGTGGTAGCATCGCTTTGAGCATTCATAAACATACGCTCATATAGTCTAGATATGTTAGGCTCCCCAACATTATCTACGTTAGCATCCATAATATTCTTTATAGATGCATTAATAGAGTCAGTAATATCCTGAAGGCTTCTCTTATTCTCTATATCGGAATAGTATGTAGATCTATATAATGAATCTGTGTTTCCCTGAATTCTATCTGCAATACGCTTTAAAATACCAGTTCTAACTTGAGGCTGGTTATCATTCTTATTATCGGGCAAAGTGGTTCTACTCCTTTCTTGTGTAGATATTTATTGAAATGTTTCAGATGTGTTAAATAATATAAATAGAGCGTGGATAATACCACGCTCTATAAAATTTGTTATTGAATGCCTACCTCAATAGCTCCACTATTCATAAGAATATAAGACAGTACATCATTAGCATTACAGATTCTATAGATTACTTGAATTCTCTTCTGATCTATACTGGCATCATATGTACTACAATACCAAAAAATAGTATCTAAGTCTGTTGCTACACGACCAAGCTTAACAACCGTAGTTGTAAGCTTAGTCGTGTAAGGTTTACAAGCAAAATCTAATACATTAGTAGCTAACCATGAGATCTTTTGAATATCATCATACTTATCATGGCAAATGATAAACTGTTTGACAATATCTAAGAAATCTCTAATACCTTGCTCCTGAACATTGTTAGGAGCAAAGAGATTATTGATAGATTTAGATGCTATTTCTTTTGACTCTTGCAGCTTATTTTTAATAGATGGGTTAGAATCTATATTGATTATCTTAACTAACCCATCTATAGAATCCCTAATGGATTGCTGAAGATCATCATTCTTATTGTTCATCAGTATTACCTCCCTCAAACGTATCTATAACCGATGATCACATTTACAGTAAACTTTTTCTTCTTAATACAAAACTCAGCAATGAATACATTAGGGCTAGCCATACTGAAATCGCGTATCGTTAAGAACACTTCGTCTGATTTAACAACCGGAAGAAGCCCGGAGAATAGCGTCATAAAGAACTTACCATGGTGCTTATAATATATAGCTCCATCTGTTCTTCTTAGAGCAAATACTTCTTCTAGAGCTTCATTAACCTTCTCTTGCTCACATAGTATAGGAAGAGTTGCGGCCGTAATAGCATTATACATAGCGCTATTACCAGATATATAAGCGCCTGAATGCAGTGTTAATTCACTAGCTCCGTTCATAGTCCTAATAACATAATCTGAGCAAGCATTAGTATACTCAAGCTCAAACTCTGTCTCTAGAGTAATTGTCTTTATGAATGCAGATAACTCTCTAGCATTAATAATATATCCATTTATTGCTGGATTATAAAACATTGAATCATCTAATTTCACATATGCGATATAAGTGCAGATATTGTCATAACCTACAATCGCTGAATATGAGACTAAATATTGAACATTGTTTTGCTTCAATGCTTTTACCGCATCATTTAGATATATCAGATCTACAGTTTTGATTACGTCCATTTGTGATGCACCATCTTTCCACTAATAATACACATTGTTCTCTTCTTAGATTTATCTACTAAACTAACCATAGTTCTCTTCTGCCCTTTGGGGATGATATTAACCATGATTCTCTTACCACTAACAGAATCATGGGATCTAAGACCTCTAATTGGAGCTTTAATTGTTGTGAAATACTCAATGATATCGTCAGCCATCTGCTCATATCCAGCAAGCCTTAAATATCTTTCACAGAATACTATAGGATTACCACAGAGATAATCTTCAGAGAAATATACAACTCTATCAAAGTACTCATTGTTAAATCTATTCTCTTTAGGATCCAATTTCTCAGGAAGAAGAATCTTACCATGCTGCGTCGGGGGAGATATATTGTTCTGGTTGATCTCCCACGGATACATAGACTTATAGTCAAAGTCATTTAGATTATCACAGATCATTACAGGTCTACCATTGATCTTCATCTTAGGTTTATCGCTTACATTCAGCGGGTCTGCAACAAATGCTCCAGCAAACGTAGATTTAGGATTATTCTTATTTACGTTATTTCCAGCAACATAACCCATATCCCAGATATTAGCGATAAATCTATTTGCAAGATACGTTGTCTGTCTATGAACTTTAGAATATCTTACATTGGTTGTTAATGACTTAGTGAATACAAAGTCTACATCGCCAATGCTATGCTCAATGCACAGCTGTACGATAGTATCCATTACGTTGTAGAATACAAACGTATGATAATCCAAATACGGAAGCTTAATAACGCTAGTAGTAATATTAGAGTAATCCAATTTATTAACCCCAGCGAATCTACCTCCAATATAATCAAGCTTATAATTACTTACAGCTCTCTGTCCTTTACGACGAGATGCAAATGTTATAAGCTGATCTAAATATACAGTGTAACAAGAGATACAAGCATAGTCTCCACGTTCTTCAAACTTCTCTGATCTAGAATCTATATAATAATAACATTCCTTATCTTTAAAGTCAGGATGGCAAATAAACTCCGTAGGATCATAGCCTAATGTCTGTATTCTAGCAATCAAGTATGGCAAGTCAAATGCGATATTCCATGCAAGAGCAAAGTCTGGTTTTATTGTATTGATTACACTGAATGCATCATGAATCATCGCTGCTTCTTCATCATAATACATGATATGATAATCAAAATCTTGTAACCCGTATTTATGCTCTTTTTTCCAACCTCCAACACTCTCCCTAACAAAGTCCTTAAGATCATTCGTTAGGTTAGGAGTATTCTTGAACTCTTCAATCAATGGATTCTTAGGATTCTCTAGAAGCAATGTATAAACATGCTTACCGGTATCATCTACCAGAGTAATAGCATTTACAGGACATTCTCCCATCTCAGGGAAATCTCCAGCCATATCTATACCATCAGTCTCAATATCAAAATACAGTTTGGTTGGAGTATAGTTGTTATTCTGATAAGTTCTAGCAAACAACCATCTATAATAATCCTCTATATTCATATCTGCATTAAATACAGAAGGAATAGTAAAGAGTTTCTCATTCTCTCTATAGTTTCCATTTCTAATATTGTCATAGAAGTATTCAAGATTACCAGTATTCTCAGCAATACTCTTCTTAAGATCTGTATACTTACACTCTATAGGATGCACATTGTTCTTCTCAATATAGAGCTTATTATAATCTACAGGAACACCCTCGTTAGTCATCCAATACGTATAGGTTGGCTCTACAATATGCTGTAGTTTCTTTTCTCCCGTATTAAGATCTTTATAAATAATATCTATACTGTCTTTGGTACGTGTAGTTCTACCATCTTCAGTTATAATCTTTCTAGGTTTATGGTATATCACATTAAGCAAACTAATATTATCTCCAGCTTTATATCCACGGATGAAACTTTCGCCAATCATTTAACCACATCCTTTCTAATTATTTTGATGTAAAACTCTTTATATTTGTCTAGTTTTGAACGTAAACATTACTATAATGAATAATCCCTGATACCTGTAAGGTGGGTTATTTATTTAGAGCATGGTGATAAGTTCTTTCTTGGGTTGGCTTGAATGTGTAGAGGTTGTAGGTTTGCTATAGTGTATTTCCTTTCAATTCATATGTAAATTTCTCCTTGTATATAACATCCTGGAGCTGCAGGTGGCTCCAGGATTTATACCGCAGTAAATTTAATACCAAAAAACAGATAAGTAAAATTTTAAGGAGGGATCTTATTCTATGGCAACATCTAATGTTGGTTTTAATATTAACTCATTTGTTAAGGGTTCTCCTGAAGAGAAGAGCCATACTGTTACTCAAGTGGTAGATGCTGAGGTTGTAGAACCCACAAAGAGAGGTCGTCGTAAAAAGAAGGATGATACTGCTATTGCAGTAGCATCTCCTAATAGCATTGTTCCTGAGAGTAGTATGTCTTATGTACAGCAGAATATTCCATATGCTGTGGCATATCAGGATACTAATAAACAGCTTGATGATGTAATCAATGATCTTAATATGCTTGGATCTGAAGTCATTGATGAACTTCATACTATTAGAGCTTCTAAGACTCTAAAGAACAAGTATACTTATATCAATGATATGACAGCAACAGCATCTTCTATCATTAGTGCTAAACTAGCAGCTATCAAAGAGAAGAATACTGTTATCAATAACGTAAATAGAATGGAGCTTGATAGACTCAAGCAGCTTAAGGTTCAGGCTTCTGAAGAAGATGAGAATACTCGTATCGCTAACCTGTATGATGCATTTGTTAATACTCCTGTTGGTGTAGGAGTTGCTGGTCTTGGACCTTCTATGCAAGATATGATTATCTCTGGTTCTGGTCAGGATATTGATAGAACTAGCATTGGTCTTGCAGATAATCAAGCAAATTGGGAACAGTCATTAGATCCAGCAAATAACCGGATGCTTCTTGAGGCTAGAGGAAATATAGAGACAGTAGTAATGTATGATGAGTCTACTGGCAATCGTTGGTTTGATGTAGTGGATAAACAGACAAGACAATCTGTTCCTAACGTAGAAAGACCTGACAATACGTACATCTATGATTTGGATATCAATATCCATGGAGGATACGCAAAGGATAGTAATCTCAGCAAAGTATATCCTCTTGTTGTTGTTAATGCCGATAGTGGTATGAGCGAGTATTAAAATTAATATAGAGGGGAGAAATCCCCTCTATATTTCTCTTAGTATTGCCAAATGATATTTCCTTGGTAGATCTCGCTACCAGTATTCTTTAGAACAATGACATCACAAGATGCCGTATTAAGCTCATTATTATGAGAGATGATAAAACATTGCTCACAGTTCATCATACCCATAATTCTATCCAGCAATTCAATAAAGAACCCTCTGTTGTTTGTATCTAATCCTCCATCCATCTCATCTATGCTAATGATATTATACTTAGTTGAAGATTGATGAAGAATAGAGAAACTCAGTATCATAGAGATCATACACTTTTGTGCCGTACTCATAGAGCTTATATCATCATGCATTAATCCAGAACCAAGACATGGTATTCTAAACTCATTCTCATTTATAATAAATGGTTGAAGAACAAATTCGCCTTCAAATAACAGAGCCAATAGACTGTTAGCAGTATTGATGATCTTATTCATATAGAGTTGCATGAATAGAGTTTGTATTCCCGTAGATGGAGATGAATAATATCTTATCTTCTCTATCTTGTTATATCTATCGGAATACTCTTTCATCTCTTCTTTGTATTGAGCAAGCATAGACAGAGCCTGTTGAGTAGCATTTCTATCATCTGTAAGAATATTAATATCATTCATTACAGAACCATGATTAGAACTTAGAGTATGAAGCTGATCTTGCAATTCATTTATTTCAGTAGAATTTACATCTAAAGATTGCTTAATTTTCAACAATTCACTCTCTCTGCCCTCGGAAGGCTCAAGATCGTCTTTAACAGTTCTCGCTAGCTCGTCAACTTTAGTTTTAGCAGACTTGAGATCATCTAATTTATTTCTATCTTGAGATAATAGATTGTTTAACTCTTCTACTTGACTTGCTAAAGAGTCTGTTTTTGTGGTTAGATCTTCTATATCAGCAATGATAGATTCAATGATATCATTTTTTGCTTCATATACTCTATATTCTGTTTCGTAAGCCTTAAGCTGTTCTAATGCCACTTTATATTCTTCTATCATATTCCCACAATCAACGTACTTATATAGATCATCTATATCTCTAAATGAATCCATACTAAGCATCCTATCATAGAAAGTATTAAAGAAGTCTTTAGACACTGGAAGCTTCTGTATAAACTTCATGCTAGACTTAATCTCTTTGTCTATGGTGTTTAGTACAAACAGAATATCACTATGCATTGAGTATAACTCAATAGTACTTTCAAGATTATCTATTTCTGCACTTATATCCATAGAGGCTTTACACAGCCTCTGGTATTCTAACTCTGGATATTGTATGGATGCTTCTACAGCAGACTTAATATATGGGCAATCATCTATAGTACATCCATTTGGTCTATTATTCAGTTCAGCAATTAGTTCTCTCTTAGATTCAAATACAGCTATAGACTTCTCTACTTCAGATAGATTACTTCTAGCAAGATCCAAATCTTTTTGTAGTAATGGAATTCTAAGTCCTGCATCTGATACTTCATTTCTATGCTCTAGTACATATCTTATATCAGATATTTGAAATGCTGCTGTAATAGACATGGCTTTAGATTTTAAATCATATAGAGCTTCCATAGCAGAATCAAATTCTGATTTAGTAATTAGATTGATATTCATCAATCCCATTTTATCAAATACAGATTCATATTGCCCTACAAGATCTCTTGCTGTTTCTACAGCAGATTTAATATCCATATAGCTATGCTCGCTCTGTAAAGAGTTTAATTTAGTTCTCTTGCTCTCAAGCTGTTTATACTCATTCTCTCTTTGTACTAGAAGAGAATTAATCTGAGTCTTTATAGACTCTATATTTGCTTCTGTTAAAGCGATCTGAGTCTCTAGATAATTACAGAATGCTTCTATACCAGATATATCAGAAATGCCTAAATCAGATATCTTCTTTAGTATTTTAGATCTAGTAATCTTATTATGAGAAGAAACTTCCTTTAGCTCACTAACAACAGCATCATAGTTGTTATCTCTTAATATTGCCATTAGATCTGATATTCTTAGCTTTGCTACACCAATGGCTTCTATGGTTTTATCTCTCTCATCTTCTAGAGTTTTTAATCTAGAATTGATATTCTGCAGTTTAGCGTTTAGTTGAGTTTCATTACCAAGACGATCAATCTTGTAAGTAATACTATTGATCATCTGCTTTAGCGCACTAGATGATTTACCCAACTTTTTATAGATTCCATTATAAACATCAAGAGTGCTAATAATAGAATTTATAAGCTTCTTTCTCTCTGCTGGTTTATTATCTACTAAGCCTCTATTCTCGGAAGATAAACTAGAAAGAGAGATATAACTACTATCCATCTTAAGTTCTTCATAAATAAGATCCTTACAAGAAGATATATTCCCATTAGGATTAAGCTCAACCATTTGACCATTAATACTCTTAGATATATAACCCTTGGTTGTTCCTCTACCAGTATTCGTCACAGGATGAATATATCTAATGACGTATTCTGTAACACCATCTACAAGACAGATATTCTTTCTAGCCTCAATCCCAGGAATAAATGAATCATTAGATTCAGGGTTAGGATTTATAGCACTCATTATGGTAGATTTACCAGAACCATTACTTCCTCTAATGACTATCTTATTGGTTTTACATTTATCAAAATCTATCTTAATTTGAGTTAATCCCATACCATTATAGATTCCTGCATAGCCCTGTAACTCTATCCATCTATATCTCATAGTCATCACCTCCGTAAGTTATATTAATGTAAAACTCGTTATACTTCTTTACACTAATTCTATAATATATCGTTATCGGACAAATTGAGGTATGACTTTCGTCATACCCCAAAGTCTTTTAGTACAGTTGTGTCTATAAGTTGTTCTGGAAATCCATGTCTCCAGTCTATTACGAACTCTTTATTACAGTTCATGCACTTTATAGAAGTAATACCTCTATAGTTTAAGCGCTCTTTTAAGTTATATAATGTATTCCCATTCCTCATAATATCAGCATAAGAAATAAGCATCCTATTTTTAGTTACGAAGAATAGAGAATTACCGCACACCTTGCAATTGTATACTTTGCGTAGTGTGCACATTTCTTTTAAATTATTCATTAATCATTATTCCTTAACACGAATTCCGTACAGAGAAAGATTATAGTTTTTAATCAGATCATTAAGATAATCTAACTCAATACCATATACATCATTCTCTGTAAGCTCATGATATTGGCTAACAATGCTACCGGCAATAATAAGTGGAGCATATCTGTAGTTGTTTGCTGCTGCTGTAGCAGCCATACCATTCTGTAGAAGACTATTATTGCTAGTAAGAGCAATGAACTTATTTACTAAAGTACAGATATAATCGAAATACTGTGAATACTGCATGAACTCATCGGCGATTCTAGAAATTTCATCTGTTGCTTCACTGGTCTTACCCATGTCTTTAAAGTTATCCATAAAGCATACAAGATAATTCAATCCATTGAATTCAATTACATCATAGATTGTATTAGCAGCATTGCCCTGAGCACCATAGATGCACAATACAGCAACAGAATCGTTATCTGTGTTATAAATCTTCTGATATGATTTGTCTGCAAAAGCACATCCATTATTAAGAAGAATCAATTTAGTAATTGCATCTACTTCAGTGCAATTATCATTATCATAATTTTCATGAATGGCTGTTTCTATAGCATATCTAAGTATTCTACCGAACTGCTGTAAATGATTAGTATTATATTTACCTACCATCTGGGTTAGCCTCCATAGGATTTGGTAATCCATCATAGTTAATCATATCATCTAATGGAAGATGAACAGAGTATTCAAAAAGAAGTTTTCTTAATTTAGTAGCTGGAATGAATCCTGTGCTTGTAGGAATCATATCATATACCTTACCGCACCTACAGCATTTACCTTTAGCGCTATATCCTAACTCTTTATCAGATACTACTTCTCCATCTAGTCCAGTAAGATAAGCATTAATTTCGGACTCTACAACAACAAATTGTTTATGCCCACATGTAGGGCAAGCTCCTCTAGGGATAATATGACACATTTCTTTCATACATAATCTCTCCTTCCAAAAAATAATGATGGGGAGGTTATCCCCATCATTATGTCCTCTTAGATGTGGAAGGAGGTGTGTACTTGATCTTGCGTATATCCCCCTTAATAACAACAAGAGCATCGGCTCTAGTCTTAGAGAGATCTGTTACAATAGAAGTGTATCTCTTAGGAACACCTCTAACTATAACAGTGCCAAAGCTAGCATCAGCACCATGAATTTTGGTCTTCAATGCTTCCTCTTCAGCAGAATATACGAAATACCTCAGGTACATAGACTGTTGTGTTGAATTTGTAGCAGCCATACCTATACCTCCTAAAATTTATTCCTCTAAGAAATAGAAATACCCATCTCCAAAGAGATCCACCCCATTGAAATACTCAGCACGATTCTTTACACCAACCATGTATCCAGTAAGATCACGGCCAATAGAGATACACTCTCTTACTACAGTATCATCAGACTTTTCTGACAACCCATGATCCTTAATAATCCTACACATTACACGTTTAGACTCCATAGACTTATACATGTCTATAGCTCTAGCCAATTCAGCTTCCCATGTGCTAGGTTCTTCATACTCATCAAAATGCCCATCATGCAATTGAACAAGAGGACAGATCGTTCCAGAGATTCCAGGATCAGAGTTAGATGAACTATCAATATCTACTCTACCAAGATGAGATGGATGAATTGCTCTGTAAGCAGAACTAATAGCATTAGATTTCTCTCCAATGCCAGATACGCCTTTGTAGGTATACTTAAGAGCAATGATGGAGTCCATATCATTAATGCAACTCTTATAGTTTACAAGCTGGCATTTAGATATAGCATTGATCAGATACATAGGGGGAATCTGTATAGCTTTACGAATAGTAGTGATATCAGCAGTATCACCCTTATCGGATATTCTATAGATTCCGTATACTAATCTAGATGCATACAGAGAGGCAATATACTCTGCCCATCTAACTTTCTTAGTTGAGATATCAAGATTATCCTTCTTACGGAGAGAGTTAAACTCATACATCATCCATCTAAGAATTCTATATATATCTGCTTTATCTTCCATGCTAAGCTTAAGATCCCTCATGGTAGATTTATCATAGATAAACTCAAGAGAGCCAAGAATAGAATTACCCTTATCATAGATGGTATCAAGATCTTTGGTGGTAAACTCCATACCAAGAAACTTAATCCACGGATCTCTACCTTTGAAATCATCTGGAGATTCATCTTTACTGCAGTTGATTACTGAAGATACAGTGTATACAAAGGATTGGTAAATCTGTACTGAGTTATACAGTACTTTTGGAACCACTATATAGTGTTCATCTTTGATTTGGAATACGTAGAACTTATTACGATCTACTGTAGTTACATCTGCTACGATATCAGTATCTATAATTTTAAGAAACTCCATAGCTCCGTAGAAGCCCATCTTAGCAAGAATATACTTCATAATGAAGAATGATTTCTTAAATATATTAGATACAAAATACGTGCAAGGAATAGACTCTCCATCAATATCAGTAAGTGTTCCAGTATAGCGGTACAATCTAACCGGCATAGCAACAGTCTTAAATGTAATAGACTGTTTCTTTGCAGACTTAGAAGCACTATTATTGTAGGTTGATGCATCTACAATCTGATACATTGCTGAATAGAGATTTCCATTGATTCTAAAATAGAAGTTATCAACAATTCTAGGAATAGCAATATATACAGTTACAGTATCATTTACTAATCCATTCTTCTTCTCATTAATCTGAATGAAGTAAATAACCTTAATGAGTTTAAGATCAGAATCTTTCAGATTGATATAAGCGAATTGATTATCTTTTCTAGAACCTCCAGAGGAAGATCTCTTACTAGAGCTCTCACTAGACTTCTTACCTTTATTGATGATATAGTCCTCATATTCCCACAAAATGTGGTTAATGTCGTCATACCCATCAATTACTTCAAAGCTCATTACTTTGATAGTGAACGTAGAATCTCGCTCACAGCTGTAGATAATATCTCTAATTGCTTCTACCAATTCATCATCAGTACGAACAAATAGATCTTTATTAAAGTGTGGACGATGCTCTTCATTATATTGATGGATAAAAGCTCTCTGAGCTTTTGGGTTGTTACTCATTTAGCACTTCTCCCTTCAGTAAGATCTACAGTAATTTCTGTATTCATTGGGTTTGGTGCATCCTCCTTATCCCTAAGAGTCAGCTCGGCAGAGATATCAAAAGCTCCACAGATAGATATAAGCTTAGCTAGAGTTATAGAACTTCCCTTAAGCAATCTCATATCATTCTGGAATTGATCGAAACGGTCTTCATACTGTTTCTTATCAACTTGCTTGGTGTTGATCGCTGTCTTTAGGGCTTTCATCTCAGGGGTGTCTTCATCTCCAATCTTAAGATAGAAGATGTTATCACTTGTAGTCATAATTTCAGACTGAATATCCTTTATGAGCTCATTGTTATAAAGAATATCAGCAATACTCTTAGGATTAGTGTAGTCTATGATTTTGTCAGCAGAATACTCTTCTAGATTCTCTGGTTTAACTACTCTACAGCACATCGATCCTTGCTGATAGTAATACCCAGGGCCATCATCTAGAGTCCTGCTACGAATTGGCATAACTGTGCCATGTGCTTCAATCGCCGTAAACTTTGGGCTGAACAGATCTGGATTCTTAGTATACTCGTCCATTGTTGCTACGGAATATAACCTATTCTCCAACTGTACTTTTTTCATTAATACCCACCTTCTAAAAAATAAAACCTACAGGGGATATGATTTTACTCATATCCCCCATAGTAATCTGCCATTGTATGTTTTAATTACTTCTCAAGAGCTGCGTCGTCCTTGATGATAGCCTTAAGATGGCCATCGGGAGTTACAGCAAACACTTTCTCACCGAACTCCACAGATACAGATGCAGTGAAGTACCCAGGAACCTCAATATCAACAACCTCATTGGGGTTCTGGTCTGCCTCTCTCTCAAGAATCTGGACCAGAGTATCGACAATCAGCAAGCATGCATCATACATGTAAGACGAATGCTCAAACGCAATTCCGATGATGTCATAAGAAACCTTATCAAAGACAGACTTGAAGCCCTCGTTGCTATACAGGAGTTTCTTTACAGTCTTCTTAGCTTCCAACTCAGTAACGTCAGACTCATTAAAGGTCATGACGAAGCTCCAGTTACCGGGCTCATCAGGATTATCGTTATTCTCATGATACTCAACAATGGCGGCAAACTTAAAGTTGCCAGCGGTATCAGTCAGTACCATAGCAACAGCTTCATCAACCTTGGAAATCTTCACACGGGAGAGATAAGCTGCAGTGGATGCAAAGAATGACTGCAGAAGCAGCTCAGGACGATTATCATCTCCAAAGGCGTATCCTGCAACATCAGCATTCACGATGAATGCCTGATGATATTCAGTTTCCTCAATAGTCTTATTAGCCTGTGCAGAAATCATACCACGTCTAATAGCATTAGCGATAAACAGTTTGCTAAACTCAGTGGTGTCAATTGTTTTGGTCATTTGTAATACCTCCATTTGATAATAAATATTAGTTGTATAACCCTTTATACGAATTTATATTATACAATTATCTTTAAGTTTAACTTATTGTATAACTATATTATTCCTCTTGAGGAACTCCTCTCTCGTGTAAATAGGAATACCATACTTACGCGCTGTTGTAATCTTGCCAGAATTTTCATTAGGATCTAATGCTATCAATGCAAAAGTATTCTTAGTAACAGTATACTTATCGTTAGCATCATATCCATTAGCGTTCAACAGTGCTGTGAATTCAGCATCTCTGAATCCAGTGAATGCCACTTTAGGTTTAGCCACTTGATTTTTGAAATCAGTAATAGTCATATACCGTAGAGCGGCATCTATTTCATCCCTATAACATCTAATTCCAGCTATGATAGATTCTATAGCTCCCTTACCGATTCCGGATATATTGATAGCTGCTACTTTAATAGCGCTATCATCCATGGCAGTCAACTGTCTTAGAGGAATTACGCTAAATACAGACTTCCATTTCTCTTCTGCCATTCCATCAAAGCTTAGAGCGCTCATAAGCTTATAGTCTTCAATCGGCGCATTACGAAGATTAAGACAATAGCTCATGAATTTATTACGCTCTACATCACCTAAAGGAGATAGATCAATAGAATACGGATCCAGAAGTTGAGTTAAGGATGTTAGCTTAAGATCTCTAACAGTCTGTTCTCCAACATCTCTAAACCCAAGCCTATCAACCATGTCTACCATTCGCATAGTCATACGTTCTGGACAACGTAGGTTAACGCATCTAGCGGATTTACCAGATGGAGAAATAGCAATCTTAGTCCCACAGAAAGGACAAATCTCAATAAATTTCTCTGGAGTTCCATTGAAGTTTCTATTAAACTCCGTATCTGGTTTGGTTACATAGCTGATAACATCATTTACATACTTCACGTCGATCTGTTCTCCAATTGCTAGGTTTAGTTCTTTGAATCTCTCATAGGAATGAATGGTTTGTTTAGTGTGGATTCCTCCAATGAATTCACATGGCTTAAAGTGAACCATAGGAATTACTTCTCCAGATTTGCCAATGGAATAAGTGTATCCAACAAATGTGGTTCTAGCAACTCTAGGATTAAACTTAATAGCCATAGAATACTTATTGACAGAGTTCTCTCTACCAAGAGCACTAATCTTATTAGGATCGGTGAAAGATATGACAACTCCATCAATCATATAGGGAAGAATCTTTCTAATGGTTTCTGCTGCTTCTGTAAACTCTCTAACCTGGAAGATGATTTCCTGATAATTACCCTGGAAGAATACATGACGATTTACTTCACCAGAGTTATAATAGGCATTCAGGAACTTCAACTCATCAGCTCTAGGCAATTCAAGAGAACAAGACAGAGGAATTAGAGTTATAAAATCAACGTATCTATACGCATCACTAGCACTAAATAGACCAATGATGCCATTTCTAGCATTCTTATAACTCTTTCCTCTAAGCTCTCCAAGAAGCTCAAGATTACGCTTAGTAATAACAGCTTCAAATTTGATACCAAACTTAAAGTCGTTAGGAACAGAACCAGCATTAGGGAATTTATATCCTCCAAGTATTGGAGTTAGATCAGTGGCAATATTCTCAGCAGTATCTCCTCTGCTAAGAGCTGCAATGATTGTATCTCCCTGTACTTCTGCTTCTACAGATACGCCATCATACTTAAGCTCTCCGACCATTTCAAATCTCTCGTTAGGATGAATAACACCCTTATCAAGACACTTATGAATAAAGTCTCTTTCAAAGATCTTAATAGATGGCTTGTCTGCTACTCCTTCCTGTGCGGCATCGCTGATAGTTACAAATTTACACTTATCAAGAGTACCAACCAGTTCAGGATATTTATGAGTTGTATTGATTAACCTCTTAGTTATAGGAGGTTTATCATCAGCATAAACAACTCTAGGTCTTGCTGCTGCTATAGGGGTATGTTGTCCCCAAATATCTCTTACAAACAGATGAGAATCCATTTCGTTATTAGAGACATAATTACACATAACCTTGCTATCAATTATCTCATTCTGCGCTTGCTCCACCATAGGAGTAACCTCAGCACCAACTTGATAGTTCGGGTTGTATTTCTGATAAAGAACCAACAGCTGATCGTAAATCCCATCGTCTAAGAACAACACATCTGCTGAAGTATTATTATAGGCAATATTACTTACTCTAAGAATAATATCAGCAATCTCTATCTGTTCTTGATTCCATACAGGATTATTGATTAGCTCTGCTGCGATATTGCTTACATAGACACCTAAAGATACGTCACGAAGGATCTGAAGATTGCCCTCTCGCAAGCTCTTTAAAATATCTTCCAAGCTCTGTAAGGTTGTCTTCTCCATCCTTGTTCACCGCCTTTACCATTACTCTACCCACCATAGTCTTATTATTCTTAGCATTTCTAAGAGCAATATTATAGTGAGTTTCTAATTCTCCGTCATGACCTACATAGTCCCTAATATTGGTCTTATACTTATATCCCTTATTAGGAACATCTCGTATCATAACTTTCTTTACCAATTGTTTCTTCTTCTTAGGAATTTTACGGAATACTAATTTAAGCCCCATTGTCTTCAACAGAGCATTTATAATCTCAGCATTCCTATTCTTAGAATTAGTATCCAGTTTGATATCTATATCATATGGATCTCCAATCAGAAGCTGTTCAAACAATCTTCTTGCCTGTGGAGATGATGAATACAACATAAGATTCATTACTACATACTGCATTCCAAGATGAGCTAGATCTCCAGACTCCATAGGGCCAAACATGATAGGAGTCTTAGTGTACTTAGTCTCATAGATCTTATTAGCCTTAGATCTAGTATTAAGACCTTTGAGGTTCGTAGCGCTCAGCGAAGTAACAGAGAATTTCTCCTCTGCATACTGTTTCAGTCTATAGTTGTAGATCTTTCCAACTACCAGATTTCTTCTAGCAGGAACACGACGAATATTACCATTAGAATCTTCTATCGGCATATAGACTGTATACGGAGTCAAGTCTATGATATCCTTAAACTCCTCATACATCTGAGCTATAGTGTCAAGTCTAATTGGTGTAGTGAATGCCGGAGTGCTAACAATGATAGCATCGTCTTCTTCTAGAATGGAATCTATAAATAGCTTACAGGCCCATTCATCTTCAAAGTTATCTACCCATTGGCGCATTGAATCTGCTTGAGATTGGTCTATCATAGAGATATACTTATGAACTATCCTAGCCTTTTCAGAATAACTCCATTGATTAGTACCAAATCTGAAAGCATCAATGATTCTCATGCCAATGAATGTTATACTCTGCTCATGAAGCTGACCAAGATTCTCTCTATTGATACAGGTAGATTGGTTCTTAATAACTTCAACTACATCTCCATTATCAAGCACAGGCATCAACTCATCAGGAAGAATCTTAGATACAACACCCTTACCACCATATCTATCGCACATCTTATCCCCAGCTTGCATAGGCAGATCTTCTACAATAGTAATAGTCATAATTACATTGGAGAACTGCTTATCCTTGAAGAACTGCTTGCCACCAATACTATCACGGCATATAGCATAGAGTTTCTGAAGATTATAAGACATCCTACTACTCATAGCAATAGGGCCAACTAGATCAACCACTTTACGACAAAAAGCATTATACTGATTGTAATAATAATACAGCTGCTGGTTGTAGTAAGAGTCAGCAAGCACGTTAGGATTATTACAATACACATCAATATCTGCTACAGTGCCGTTCATAATGATATTGCGATCACTAATCATATGCTCTCTAAGTTTAGCCTGAGATAGCGAATAGAGGATATTCTCATTTTCTAGTCTTCTAATAGAACAGAACATCCCATTCTTAATCTTTTCTCCTACATCAGGAAATGCTTTATAGTTCTTATCGTCTCCATACATGTTTAGAAGAACATCGTTATCGTTGATTGTAATATCTGTAGTCTTAATCAGTGCAGAACAAAGTTTAGTTGCTGCACTCTCAGATATAACAATAGAATCTTCCATGTTTTGTTCACAGCTAAGATAAAGAGTTCTTAGATTAACCCCATTCATCTTATTGCCGTATTCATCAAAACCTACAGAAGTTTTAATGATATCTCCAGTAGAGATTGTATCTCCCTCATGAAGTCTATCTAGAGCATTGCTATCCCACAGATACCCATAAGACTCAGTATTATGATTGTAAGTCAATCTTTCAATTACATCATAAGTTCCATCATCCTCATTACGAACGATAAGATAATAATGATTATTCTTAAAATCAAACTTATTGATTTTATAGATAACTGTGTATTTATGCTCTGCTTCTAGATACGATGAGGACATCTTACCGAAGTCTGTTTCCCATCCAGTCTGTACTATAGGGACTTCATTCTTGGTCAGCACCATGAGCTGTTCAGTATGATTGCTAAACATGATTTCTCTTGAACCAGAGTTAGCTGGCTTGAATGGCTGCATCAAAGTACGACCAAGTACATAGTTATTGTCTGGTAATGCTTTTGTTGAATTTTGTATCTGCTTTTCAATATTAATTACATTAGCCATATACCGTCACCCTTCATATAGATTTAGGATGGAAGATACATCTCCCATCCTATCATATCTATAACATATCACCATCATTTAATTTGCTAGATTAATTAACAATCCTACACATGGTTTTCTTACCGTGTGCTTCACATTTACGTTTAATATAGTCCTGGACACTATCTACTGGTATCTTCCAACAGCTTCCGACTTTAAAACAATCAAGTTCTCCATTGTTCAAAAGCTCATATGCAGTATTCTTACCAATAGATAGAGCTATACACAACCCTTCAATCTCCAGAACCATAGGTTCAATTCTAGGTTTCATATATGCATCTCCTATAAAAAATTATTCATTAAGCTGAAGCAAAATTTGCTCATAGGGAAGAGCTGCTTGCATTCTAATTTCCTGCTCACGCTTAATTCTATTATATTCTTCCATCATGCATCCCTTAAGATATTCAATGCATATGGTAATGAATGCTGAATAGAAATCCTTATCCGAATAGAGCAGTTCTTTGAACTGTCTCTGGGAGAACTTCTTATCATAATTGGGTAATTTAAGATATGCTCCAGAGCCTTCAAGAATCTTATTCTCTTTAAGTAATAAAAGAAGACTTAATTCATTATCATATCCAGTCTCTTGGTTAAATACCAAGAAACATGATTTTCTATCTGATTTACTGGATCTAGATTTAACTATATCCACATAAACTACAGAACCAGAAATACCAAAACCTTCTTCAGGTTTAAGCTTAGTTTTAACTGTAAGCTTAAAGATATTATTCTGGATATAAGTAAGAGATTTACCTCCACTAATATGCTCTCCCTGATTAAGATACGCAAGCTCAGATGGTTTAGGTAAAAATCCAGTATTGATATCAGTAGTAATATGGTTAATCAAAAGCATAATGATATTAGCTTCACGGCATAGAGGAACCATCTTAGTAAAATATTCAGAGTTAGCTTTAGCATTTGTTGCTGCAGCCATATTATTACTTTCGTCTGCCTCAGCGTTCTTTCTAGAAAGAACCATCTTAATAGAATCAATGATAAATACAGTAGGTTCAAACTTATAGATGCGATTATCTCGCATATCAATCATACCGGTATCATATAAATAATCAGATTGATTATTTACTTTGATATCATGAACCATCTTTACACGCTCATAAATAGACTCTATAGTAATTCCAGCATCTCTAACAATAAATCTATCACTAAAATCTTGATCTGTTACAAACCCAGACAGTTGTTTAATTCTCTGAATATTAGTACCTATCTCAGCTTGCTCATAAAATACAGTAGACGTATTAAAACGTCTAATTATATTAGAGGCTATCTGTGTGCATATAGTGGTCTTACCAACACCACTATTAGAGATAACCATATTAATACTGCCATCAGAGATTCCTGCTTCATATCTAAGCTTACCATTAACTTCCTGAATATATCCATTGGCAAAATCAAGATTAAGCAATCCAGTAGAGTATGACACACTATATGTCATCTCATTTCTTTGGGAAATATCCTTTACTTGCGCTACTTGATTTCTAAAAGCACGAGAAAGTAGAGTCATATAAATTTCCTCCAATTTAATTCATTACAATAGTGTACAAGGAGTTATAAATTTATACAAAAAATAAAAATGGGAGGGTATTAGCCCTCCCATTAATATCCTTCTACGGAGCTATAATGCTTTCTTGGTACATAAGATGGTATACAACAGTATTGATCCTGTCATAATCATCAGATAGAGTCTGTAAGCTGAATCTATATGGTTTACCCTTGTTGAGGATATTATAAGCTTCAGCATAATTGATTATAGCTGCACGTATTGTAGCAGTGGTTTCTGTGTTTAAGATATCTAATACTGCTAGATTAATAATAGAGTTGATTTCCTCAATCTCTTCAGTAACCCAGCTGTTAGGTTCATTCTCATTATATTCAGGAATTACGTCTAACATGAAGTATTGGAATACTCTAGCCCAGATACCAATATCAGAATAGATGATACGGAAAATCTCTGTAATCATTTCCTGAGTCATCAGTACTTTAGGTTGAGTAATAATGATGAAGTTTACTCTTCTAACGCAGATATCAAGATTGAAACTTGAATGCCTAGCAATAAGAAGAATACAAGCAAGATTATTACTTAATCCTAAACCTAGCATTCTAGGGAGTAAAGTTCTATTGATAATAGTACCAATGCGTAGCATTCTATCAACTACAGCAGGATTCTTATTAGCAGGATCATTCAAGCTAATATAATCATAGCAGATATTGTTGATCTTTACTACAACATCATTATCATAGAACTTAACAGTTTGAAGCACATCAATAAATGCATCAAGGAAACGTACATCAGTAAAGCATTTTACATGCTCATTGATATTACTACCAGAGAATACGCTATTGAGAATGCTTAGAAAATGATGGTCAATGAAGTTTCTTAATTGAGCATCTGTCATATTGGGGATATCAGAAATATTCTGCAACAATACTGACTTATTTAGGGTAGGACTGTTTGCTGTTACTATTCTAACCATATTCACTTTATGATTGGAATCATAGGCTTGCTTTTCTTCCCAGTACTTTTCTAAAGCCACTATCTATCACCTCTGATATCAATATTCATCATCAAATTCAGTATCTGTAGGAACTACGACGTTATTGATTGCAGTCTGCTTAGGCTCTTCTTTAGTAACCATATTACCAAAGATACTTGCGACATCAGTAGGATTATTCACACGACGAACATCCATATCGAATTCATCATCTGAATCATCTACATTGATATCAGCAAAGATATCGGAGAAAGAACGAGTACCGGTATTGAGCTTATCTTTGATACTGTTGTATCTAGTGCTCATTTCGATCATGCTCTTCTCCGGATATGCCAAACCAGAGATAATAACGTCCATATAGTCTTCATTTCCAGTTTCCTGAATATGACGATAAGTCTCAAATGGTTCGCCAGAATATCTCTTGATAACCTCGAAATGTTCATCAATAGCATTCTGTACAGATTCAGATGCATTGATAATAATAGCAAGTCTCTTGCACCCATGGGTGTAATCAAGACCACAACCATTATCAAATGCTTCTGCAATAGCAGAGTCTGTTCCCGTTACATTCTTACAGCCTGTAAGATCAATATGCTTGATGTCCATATATCCAGGAGTAGTACTGATCTTATAATGATCAGTATCATCAATATTCTGGTTGCTGGGAACCATCTTACAACCTAACAGAATCTCAACTTGTTTTGCAAACTCTAGATTTGCTGCATCTTCTGCTTTACTATAACTACCAGTATAATCCTTAAAGTGATCATTCTTGATAGTATGCAGAATTACATTACTACTAAGCTCTTTAAAGAACTTCAGTGTATTGCTGATTCCTCTAGCCTCATCTTGGAAACCAATGAATGCAAAGATATGGGTAGGCATATTCATTGCATCAAAGTATTTGGCAATCATAGGAACAGCACCACATCCAGTACCACCTTCAGTGGATGTTACAAGGATTACTTGTTTTGTTTCAGGTTCAATGTATGAGCCAAAGTCAATGTCTCCATTGACGATGGCATTATACATAGCCTTGCTACCCTTAGAGGGTTCTTTACCACAACCACCAAGACCAGAATTGAATGTGACAATCATGTCAGAATTCTTATACTTGTCTGGAATATCTTTGGTTGTTGTATTGAGTAATTTGATTCTCTCCTGGGGCATAATCTTCTGCTCCAGAACAGTAATTGCTGCTTTATTTCCAGCAGCTCCAACACCGAATAAAATAGTATCCATTGACATACTGACTTACCTCCAACTTTCTTCTTCAAGATATGTATAACAAGTATTCATAATACTCGTTAACTTAGAAGCCCATTCTTCATCAGAAGAATATTCGCCTTCATATTCCATATCATGTATATTTGTGTTTCCTACATCATACCAGTTTTCTCTGATATAGATAGCACCATTAATGATTCCTTCCTCATAGGTTTTACCAAGAACAAGTCCTTCATTAGGATCAGAATCATACATTCCAATGCTATAGAAGTTACACTTCTCTCTATGTAGGTCAGTTACAGTCCAACTAGACTCTAATCCAGATAATGCTACTAAGAATATAGGATCTAATCCAGATTGTCTAGATGCTTCAATGTATGCTGCTGCAATTCCATCACTATTCAAGACAGAATCTAGATTATTGCCGAATGATGTCATGTATCTAATACATCTTGCTATATCATTTTCTGAAATATCCATTCTGTTCAGTAAGTCAGTATACTCAGTAATGGATCCATCATATGCTTCAGAATCTTCTACTGCATATGTAATATTGAGTGTTGTTTCATCTACTTCTTCGACAGGTTTAATAGTACTTGGTGCTTCTGGTAATGAAGCAGCCATTGTATCATTTCCTATCTTATTGGCTTCCCATTCAGGAATACTTATTGTTGTATTACCAACATATGTAGCGCAAACATAAATTGAATGTACTACTGATGATACTGCTATCATAATCAGGAACATAGTCCCTAATATGATTGTTACTCTAACCATAGCTCTACCCATAGCAGCCATGATTACATTTGTTTGATCTCTCATTTTACCGTTACCTCACTTTTTTAATCTTGTTTTAAGAAGAGCTGCCACATCTTCTTAATTTTACTGATTGTCATCAGTATTGCTGCTAGAATCATCTCTAGCATTTACAGTCTCATTATCCTTCTCATTGAGCTGTACGGGGTCCATAAACTCACCCTGCTCACGGATAATACTGTATTGCTTGTTATCTGACATACTACTTCACCTCCTTAATTTATAGTTATTTATAAGTTCCCTTTGCTCTAATATTATAATATATCATCCAATTTTATATTTACCATTATTAATATTATTAGTCAATCTTTGCCCCTCAGTAGATTTCTCTACTGAGGAACATCGATTTTAGCTAACGGTATTAATGAAAGGTAATATATTGGCAGATATATTACTTTTATTGTTACATGTAGTATATAATTATATAATTTGTAATTCTGGTAAAAGATCTATAACCTTATTTAGATCTATTTCCTTTTTCTTATCTATAACCATACACATACATTTCTTTCCGTCTTTACGATGTATACCATTATGTGGTACTGGTGTTAATGGTGGACGATCTAGATATTTAATTCCTAGAAATACTCTAACTTTATTATGCCCTAGATCATCAATACTTGGAATTGGTAGTTTCGGTGGATTTTTAATTACTGCTTCATATGCTTCCATAGGCCAACTACCATCTGGATTCTGTTTAAAATCATAAGAACTTTTAGGTTCTTCTCTTCTACCATAAGTACTTGCATTCTGTTGTCTTTTAATATATTCATCTGAATATATTGATTGATTCTGATTTTTAGGAACTTCTCCTCTATTGTATCTACATTCTGCTGAATACAAATCAGTTCTATAGTATTCTTTAATCTCTATTTTACCAGCTTGGTATTTTCTTTTCTCTATTGGAATTCTATCTTGCTTAGAGATAATATCAATATTATATCTTGCATTTCTAGCACTATGCATTTTCTCATAGTTAGGTAATTGTACTAGATCATATAGGAATAATTCAAAACATAACCATCTATCATCTATTGTAATTCCTTGACCTCCATAGTATGGATATAATTTATTTACTGGGCGATAACATCTATAAATCATATTCTTCCATACATCATATTCATTCTGATACTGTTTATAATCTACTCTTCCTCTATATCCCATACCATTAATTACTTTATCTATTACTGTAGGGTCTTTAGACATAATAGCTCTATCTGTAAGATAATATACTTCTCCTCTATATAGAGTTTTATATGTCTGTATCTGTACTATATTTGTTCTATACATAGTCTCTACTTCTTTATCTAGTTTTAATATTACTAGAGTACTATCTCCAAAGTTTACTTTATCTCCCTGATTAAAGTTTCTTACTTTTTCTACATTCATTTTGTTTACTTCTCCTTTAAAAAATATTACTTGATTATATCATACAATTACTTGTATTTTTACTATTGGATTTTTAAGTTTTGGGAATTTTCGGGTTTGGCGCGTACCCTGTCTAGCCTCCTCCGTTCCCAGAATTAGAGCTTATTTCCCTTCTCCAACTCGGTTGTGCGTTTGTCACGCTAACTATGTGCTCGCGTCTTCCTATTTAGCGTTTTTGTAACTTCCTCCGCCCAAAGGCTCCGGAAGTAGTTTTCTATCATTCGGTAATTACTATTCTAGTAATTTCTACGCAGGGTAGGACCATCGCCCTAGGTTTCCGGCCTTCGCTGGGGCTACGGCCGGATAGGACTATTCCCCCGCTGAGAGGGTATGATAATAAATGGCAATCTTCTGTTGCCATTCTACTAATTGAGAGTGATTTCCTCCGCCCAAAGGCTCCGGAAATAGTTTTCTACTAAATTTTCTGTTTTACTATTTAGTATTCGGTAAATCTAGTGGTAGAGGGGAACGTTCTGGCTTCACTCCCGTGCGCTATCTATTTTATCGGGGCTACCCCCCCCCCTATTATCCTTTCCCCCGATCTCTCGGCTTCCGCTTACTAAAAATGTATATAAATAAATATTTTTTTACAAAACGGATATAGAAAAAAGAAATATGATGTAAAATAGATAAATTATAGTCTGAGAAATTAATCTCAGACTATAATTACATTAATCTACTCTATCTACTTTCTTTTGTTTATTTCTATATGTATATGGTAATAGATAATCTTGGTTTACAAGATTAGTCATTAATTGTGCTCCAATCATGTAAGTGGATAACATATTCTTAGATAGAGAATCATCAATATCTTCAGGTAAATCTTTTAATGAAGTTTGCCCTAGAATTTTAATATCAGCATTCATAGCAGACTTATCATTCATAGAGTCAGCTCTAGATCTACTAAACTCAGTAACAGTACTAGTTAATCCAGAGATTACTAGAGATTCAAACTCTCTATCAGATTCTTTACCATTTTTATCATATCCGGTTAATAATCCGGTACGCATATCTCTATTTTTAGTATCAATAGACATACCATTCTTCTTTGTTAATATCTGTTTCATTCTCTTCATATGAATATAAACTACTAAACATGGTTTGGTCTTCATAGGACGACCTTCAGAATCTTTATACTTATATGGTAAATAAACAGATTCCAATAATGGTACATTTAAAATATCTAATGCTTTAGATATTTGATCCATAGATGGTTCATTAAAAGCTCCAGTTTGGAAATAAAATGGGAATGACCCAGATATATACTTCTCAAATTGTGTATCACTCATTTTAGCAAATTCTGCTTTCCAGAAATCTGTATTCTTGCCACTTGGATCTAATTGATCAAATACTTTATATATAAGCCTTTCAGAGTCTAATCGTTTCTGGTTCATAGACAAACACTCCTTAGATATATTAATGAAATGTCAAAAAAGAATAAAGAATTACAAAAAAATATATGGGGATTTGTTAGATCCCCATATATTAAAATTCCTCATCTCGGCAGATCATTGAACTTGAAAAACAGCCCTGCCATAGATGCCATACTGAATACCATGATTGCTTTGATTGCGAACGTGTTGACCCCGGCAGCATACACCAGCCCGCAGATGGTAAATGCAAATCCCAGCATTGCGCAGATAACGGTGAGAATAGCATTCTCCAGCCAGTATCCAGTTCTCTTGTAATTCTTTTTTAACATTGCTCATTATCCTTTCTGTTATACATCTTTTGATATATTTTTTACTTCCTAGACATGATTATATTATACAACTAATATAATTAAATTTATCAAATGTATAAAATACCCCTCTAGGATAATCCTAGAGGGATAAATATATAACAGAATTAATTAACCTAATAAGAAGCGTGGACGAACGCCATAGGAATTGTTATATCCATTGTTATCGCTAGCACTTCCATTAGTATATACACAGCAGAAGTTAGTTGTACCACAGCAATCTCTTTCCCAATATTGTTTAGCATTTCCATTATAATACCCAATCTTTAAATCAGAATTTTGTTTAAACCCAGGTAATTGATAGTTAAGCAAACCACTTATATTTTTAGAATAAGTTTTCTTACCGAATACTTCCATTTCATTCATTAATATGGATCTTACGGATACGGTAGTAGTGCTAGTACTATTATCTGTGGATACTATCTCATTATAAGACAATAGATGATCTCCAAATATTGCATATAAATTAGAATCTATTGTTGGTATTACTGTAGAATACATATAAGATCCTTTATATCCTGAAGTATTGGAATTAGATTTAGTCATCTTATTTAACTTAAATATCTGATCTGGTACTATTAATACATGGTGCCTACTGGATATGCCGCTTTCAGATATACCATAATATGGATTTATATCCATAACTCTAAAAGTAATAATAGTACTATTATATGTAGCAGTAAAGTAATCTCCTACGTATAAATCCGTAAATTTACCTGATGATATTCCATGAGATTTGATGAATGAATCTATATTATCAACAGATACTGTACCTAAGTCGTTACCTCTATATATTTTATACACTGCTATATTAATAGTTTCTTCTGTTTTTATAGATTTTCTATATTCATGTATAACTCCCATATTTATCTCCCCTAATATGACTAACTTGCTTTTTCATAATAATAATCAGCGCCATCTATAGTTATAATACAATAGTCTCCATACGCTGAACCTTCTATTAAAGTTCCATTTTCTGGTAGACTACCAGTAGAAGATGTTATAGACCCATAACTGGTAGAACCTTTAGAGTACGTTGTTTTGCTAATTTTACTGGATGCTAATTCTAACAGTTGATATGTTATATAATCATAACCTGTACTGCTATTTTTACCAGTATCAGTAATCTCTCCATATTGGTATACCATTGTTTCCCACATACCACCATCATAGTACCCTTCAAGCTCTTCTACACTTTTTGTTGTTTCTCCTGTTAGAGTAAGCCCTTCTGTCGATGTATAATTATACCCGGTATAAACAGTAGTTGTCTTTCCCCAATTTTTAACATAATTAAAGGTTGATTCAGATGTATGATTGGTACGTTCTGGATATTCATATGTATATGTAGTGTTAGAGTCGCAATTATACTTATTCCATGTTACTATATCAACGGTATTAATAGTATATGATGTAGGGAAGTACCTTTCATAAACTACACCCATATAATAGCTCCTTACAAATAGTTAGAAAGTCTATTAAAAAATTAATTCAGATGCCGTACTAGGGCATCTGGAGAACTTTTCTAATTAACTATATAACTATTTGGAGGTACCTACTATGGGAACAGTGTATGAATATAGAAATTGGAATACTGGAGATTCTGGCTCTGATTCTTCTAATAGTTATGACACATCTATTGCCGTTCAGCATAAAGTATATAGAGGTAATGATTTAGGCACTGTATCTGCTGATAATATAGATAGTTTTATAGAAGAGCATGGAATAACCACAGGTAAATTTACAGATTTATATGTAGGAGATTATTTTACTGCTAAATATCCTGTGTATAATGGGACATATTTATATACTGTTAACTTTATAATTATGGATATAGACCCGTATTGGGGCATACATGAAAGTGGTATTGGCGATAAACATCATATATTAATTACTTCAAATCTTGGCTTAGATAGTTCTAAAATGACTACAAATCCTAGTACTAGTACTAATAAAGAAGGTTATTTAACTACATATGCATTTTCAACAGTAATACCAACCATAGATACCAATTTATCTGCAATATTTGGAGATCACCTACTATCTTATAATGAGATTGTATCTTATAATAATACAACAGGCATTTGCATGGTTTCTGTAAAATCTATATTAATGAATGAGATAGAAGTATATGGGAAAACATATTATTCTGATAATCCTAGCGGTTTACTTAATTACCAATTACCTGGGTTTGCTCAGAATTCTGATTTAATACCTTTATTTGATGATGAAGGCGCATATCCATCATGGTACTTAAGGGATAATTCAGGTTACTCTTTTTGCTATGTACTGTACGATGGTTCTGCACAAGTTAAGAATTATACAAAAAATAGTGAGCATATGCGCCCACGTTTCTTATTAGGTTAAACTTACATTCATCCTCTTAGACATTTATATAATTATCTAGGGGAGATGAAATGTATGTTTAAAAAGATCGGTAAAGGTCTTATATTATTCTCTATTGGTGGGTTTCTATACATGCTTATAGAGATTATTTATAGAGGATATACTCATTGGACTATGGGCATTCTAGGTGGATTAATGTTTGTTTTAGTGGGTTGTATTAATGAGTATTTACCATGGGATATGTCTATAATACTTCAATCTATTATAGGTTCTATTATGATTACTACAGCAGAGTTTATTGCTGGTTGTATATTGAACATATGGTTAGGATTGCACATATGGGATTACTCTAATCTTCCTGGAAATATCTTAGGACAAATTTGCCCTCAATTTAGTATTGCTTGGTTAGGAATATCTGTAGTATGCATTGTATTAGATGACTATTTACGGTATTTTTTATTCGGCGAAGAAAAACCCCATTATAAATTAATATAAGATCCCCCAGATGGTATTGGCCATCTGGGGTCAATTAATGATTATCCTAATAAGAAACGCGGGCGAACGCTAACTGAAGCATCGTCATCATCACAGTTACTTAATCCTTCACCATCGCTATCTATAATAAAAAAAACATTGCCAAAAGAATCTCTTATGTAATAGAAATCGTCGTCAAGTTCTATTAAATTAGGATTATATTTAAATCCTAGTAACTGATGGGTAATCATACCATGCGACTCAAACCCGAAATTTTTTCCGTATAGTTCTATAATGCTCATTAATATAGATTTAACCAGTACCGTAGTAGTGTTAGCTTTATCAGGGACTTCATAAGAAGCATAATTTTTACTGTTACTAGTAGTTATTATTTCTTTATGAGATAGCAAATAATCACCAAATATATTTTTTAGGGCGGCATCTATTTTAGGCGTAGTGGTTTTATACATATAAGTACCTGCATATCCATTACTGCTATATCCTATACGCGATGTAGTAATAGGTTTGTCTGGTACTATTAATATATGGTGCTTACCTGCAATCCCGCTGTCAGATATATCATAATATGGATCTATATCCATTATTCTAAAATTAATATTTGAACCATCATATTTAGCGGTAAAATAATCACCTACATATAAATCTGTAAAATACCCTTTAGATATACCATGCTGCTTCATGAAATCCCCTATTGTACTAGAAGTTACAGTTCCTAAATTGTTACCTCTATAGGTCATGCAGTCAGTATTAAGCAGATTATTATCTTTATTTATCTTTTGATTCTCATAGAATATAGCTCCCATATAACTAATTATCCTATTCACAAATAGTTATATAGTTAATTAGAAAAGTTCTCCAGATGCCCTAGTACGGCATCTGAATTAATTTTTTAATAGACTTTTTAACTAATTTGTAATGAGGTTTATATATGGGTGTAGTTTATGAAAGTGGCCATTTTATGGCTGGTAATAGTGCAGCATCTGGTGGCGGCAATGCATCTACTGCTATAAATACAGAACGTATGATATATAGAGGAAATAATCTAGGCGAAGTATCTATTAGTAATATAGATACATTTATGATAAATCATGGGATATCGGAAGGATATTTTACAGATCTATGTATAGGAGATTATTTTACTGCATCTTATAGTGGAACCACTACTACATTTAGAGTAATGGATATAGATCCATACTATAATATATCTGAAAGTGGTATTGCTGGCAAACACCATATACTTATTGTGCCAGATCAAATATTAACTACATCATATATGAATTCTACCAAGACCAGCAGTACAGGTTATAAAGGTTCTTATATGTTTACTACAACTATACCTTCAGTAAATAGTAATCTTAAAAGCATATTTGGTATCTACTTATTGTCCCATAATGAAATTGTATCTACAAATGATAGTACTGGTACAGATACTGTATCTGTCACATCAATATTAATGAATGAGATTGAAGTATCTGGAGAAACAAAGTATTCTGTAGCATCTTCTGGTACTATTTCTCAATTATCTGGATTTAAACAGAATTCAAGCCTAAAAGCATGTGGGGACCGATATTGGGAGAGAGACGTTGGTAGTGGGCAATATTATTTCTGCTATATAAATGAAAATGGCTATCTCGATGGTGGTAGCACTGCCCCCGCATCCGCCTCCTATGGTGTCCGTCCACGTTTTTTGTTAGGGTAATCTGGCCAATATTACCTATTTGGATAACTTATGGGTGGCAAGCATGGGCGCATGATAAATATATTACAACAAGACAAAAAAATAAAGGTGGGAGTGATCCCACCTTTATTTTATGCATATGCATTACTTCTTTTTGCTACCAGCGATAGATAGAAGTTCTCTTGCCAGAATGTCGATAACCTCTTGAGCATCAGTCTTATCAATAGACTGGAAACTTGCGAGGATGATGCCGACCTGGTAGTCGCTAAGATGCCGCCCGTCTTTGAGCTTGAGGTTTTCCAGACGGTTCTTAGTGGATAGTCTACCCTGCTCAATGCTGCCAGGCCGCAGCAGGTTGCTGTACATATCGCTATCAGCGATGATCATCCAGGTGTTAGATCCACCGGAATAGATGAGGACAACGCTGTTATCCTCTGCGATGTATTTGCCATATTTCTGTGCTTTGAACATGATGTTGTAAACTGCATCATTATCGAAGTATTCGATCAACCGCTTATACACCTCGATAGTGATAAGACCGCTAACAGAATGCATGGACCTGCGCTCTCCGGTAATCGGGTCGGTAACGATATCGATCAATCTTGTTTTGCCAGCGACAATATCGCCAATCAATTCATCATTTGTGAATACTACACCGTATTCGTCCATTATTTTATACCTCCTAAGATTTATGGTTGATTTGTTTACACTTATATATTATATCATCTTATTGATTAGATTTTACATATCGCGGTACAACTCCCAGATGGAATTAACCATCTGGGAATCATACTCGAAGGTTTTTTGGACGATAGAAGCGTGTGGTGGACCCTCAGGGGCTTGAACCCTGGACCTCGCAAATTATGAGTTTGGTGCTCTAACCAACTGAGCTAAGGGTCCTAATATCATCTACTACATTTATGTATGACAGATGATATTTTTTTAAATAATTGTGATTACTGTTTGGTGTAGTAATAATAAGTACTTTTGATTTTTATAACGCAATAGCTACCATTTGCCGATCCTTCTATTAACGTACCTTGTTCTGGTAATTCTCCTGGTTTAGCTGTTACTGTTCCAATAGTAGAACCTTTAGAATATTTAGTTTCACTATATACATCGCATACAAAATAATAACCAGTGTAGCAATAGTAACCATTATCTATATTATTTAATGCCCCATATAATTCTACATTTTCTCCATAATGGCCCTGATCATAATACCCTAAAGCATCACTTCCTCTTACAGAAGTTTGCTCAGTTAAAACAAATCCATTAGTTGAATCAAATGTATACGAAGCATAAACTGTACATACGCTATTTCCCCATAAAGTAGTATTTCCTTTACTTGACTCGTCATACCTTGGATTGTAATAAGTTTTTGTAGTGCTGGTTTTACATTTATACTTATTCCATGTAACTAGTTTAGTTTTAATTAGTTTTTGATTCTCATAGAATATAGCCCCCATTTATAATCACTAATCCTATTCACAAATAGTTATATAGTTAATTAGGAAAGTTCTCCAGATACCGTATTACGGTATCTGAATTAATTTTTTAATAGACTTTCTAACTATTTTGTAAGGAGCTATTATATGGGTGTAGTTTATGAAAAATACTTTAACCCTACCTCATACGCTAATAATACTGCCGATGTAGTATTATGGAATAAGTATGGCTGTAATTCATCATATACTATCACTAGGTATTACGACCCATGTACAATGCAAGGGGTATACGTTAAAAGTAGCAATTGGTTTAATGTTAGTGTAGGCACTGGGTACGGATTTTCAGAGTCTAGTGGGTATTATTTAACAGGATCATCAAATATGAACTCTAGAACTAATGATGCAACAGGGTATTATTCAACTGATGACGAGAACGTGTATGTATTATCAATATCAGATACATCAGTTTTTAATGGCAGCACAGTATACAACTATAATATGACAGCAGTAGCTAGTTGCTCTACTGAAGGATATTACACATATTCTAAAGGTTCTACTAGTTATGGATCCATAGCATCTTCTAGCGGTAAATTACCTGAAGATGGTACTTTAATAGAAGGCTCAGCAGATGGAGATTATTGTATTATAAATGTAAATGGAAATTATTACTATTACGAAAAACAGAGTTAGGTATTAAGGGTGTTATATATGGGAGCTATACATGAGTACAGAAAATCTATAAAAGTTAATAAATGGGAGAAATTTAATGTTTCTACATCAACCGCTACAAGATATAGAGAAGTTAGTAAATCTAGTGCGTACAGCACTACAACTACAGGGTCTGTTACTTATTATGATGATTATTATGTAGACCCGATACTTGGTTTAAAGTCTGATGCAAAGCATAACGCACATGCAGGATGGATACTGGGTACTGCTAGTTCCACTATGTATTATTTTTATAAATACAATGGTACTAATATAATATGTACAATAAACATGGTAAGTGGAAGTAGTAATAATTATACTATTTGGCTTACTGCTATATCGTATGTTGAATCATACTCTATTACAATATATTCTAAAGGCACTACACCATACGGTAATATAATAACTAAAGTTAATAAATTGCCTGAAGAGGGTACTTTAATAGAAGGCTCAGAAGAAGATGGGTATTATGTAATAGAAATAGATGGCATATCATATTATTATGAATTAATTAAATAGTATGAACCCAGGTGAATTAATTCACCTGGGTTGCTAATATATTTTAGATATTATCCTAATAAAAAACGTGGGCGTACGCCCTCAGAATAGCTTGAGGTAATACTGCTGGCATCACCTGACGATTCGACCGTACAGAACAATCCCGAGCTGCTGCAATCTCTTGTCCAATACGTTTCTCTGCATTTAATTAAACCAAAGTTCTTAAATCCAGGTAATTGATAATTTAATAAGCCACTAGTATAATTAGCATATTTTTTCGATCCAAATATCTCTATATTGTTTAGTAATATGGATGTAACTGACACTGTATTTGTTGCTGCACCATTGCTTGTAGATACAATTTCATTATGAGATAATAGATGATTTCCAAATATATCTTTTAAATTACTATTCACTTTACTTATAGTGCTTGTATACATATTAGAGCCTTTATAGCCAGTACTATTAGTAGCTGAATAATTCATATATGATGAAGTAAGAATAGAATCTGGCACTATTAATATATGGTGTTTACCAGCAATACCGCTTTCAGACATGTTATAATATGGGCTTATATCTATTACTCTAAATGTAGTAGAGTTTCCGCTATAAGATGCAGTAAAGTAATCTCCTACATATAAATCTGTAAATTTACCTGTAGCTATTTCATGTTCTTCTATAAAACTATCTATATTATCAGCAGATACAGTGCCTAAATCATTACCTCCATACGCCTTATGAATAAGAATAGCTGTATCATAATCATTAGTTCCGCCGGTATTCCAATTTCTATATTCATACACTGTTCCCATAGTGGGTACCTCCAAATAGTTAGAAAGTCTATTAAAAAATTAATTCAGATGCCGTACTAGGGCATCTGGAGAACTTTTCTAATTAACTATATAACTATTTGTGAATAGGATTAGTGATATAAATGGGGGCTATATTCTATGAGAATCAAAAACTAATTAAAACCAAACTAGTAACATGGAATAAGTATAGTATAAAATCTACATATAAATGGGATAAATATAGCTGTAATTCATCATACCATATCACTAGGTATTACAATCCAATCACTAAATCAAGCACTAGTACATTTGGTACTTTCGCAAGTACAGGCACTGCATATTCGGATTATGGGTTTTCTGAATCTAAAGGATTTTATGGAACTGGTAGCACAATAAACTCAGCATATAATGATGCAACTGGGTATTATTATTTCTATGATAGTAATGATTATGTATATACAATGGTGGTACAAGGTTCAGCTCTTTTGGCCAATGGGATGACGTATTACCAATATTCACTGGCTACAGTAGCCGCATGCTCTACTGAAGGAACTTATACATATTCTAAGGGATCTACAAGTTATGGTACTGTTACATCTACTAGTAGAAATACTTATCCCGATAATGATAAATCTGGAGATTATTGGTACATTTATAAATCTGAAACTAAATCTAAAGGAACTCTTATAGAAACAGTAAAGGCAAAAGAAGGAACTTACCCTAGCAATGGTATTCAGGGTGATTATTATTACGTTCTAGTTTCTTAATAACCATAAATAAATACCCTCAGGGAGTAATCCCTGAGGGTATAATTATTGTTTTTAAGAAACAACTTCCCAAGTAAACTCAACTGCTACAGTTGGAGCTTCTTTAGCATAGAACTTAATACCGCCAGCAACAGTCTCAGAGAAGTAATGGGTATCCCATGCTTCCTGCTGAGCATCACCAGTATCGGTATCAGTAGTACTAATTACAGGGGATATATGAGCTCTAAGATCAGCAGTAAAAGTACTTATAGATACAGTGCATGTATACAACCCACTAGTACTATCGGCAGTCCAAGAATCACTTGCGGGTATAGTAGCAGTACCACTTGTTACAGCAGCTTTGCCATTTGCTAAATCATAAGCAGTCTTAACAGCAGAAGGAGTAGCCGCCAATGCAGTAGATGTAGAAGAAGTAGAAGAACTAAGCTTTACGGCGCCATAGTATGTTGTAGTAGCCTTACCAATAAGCATCTGCCAAGCAGAACCATCGTACTCAAAATCTACAACCTGGTTAGTAATCCATGCTCTTGCAGGAACAGCAGTGGTACCATACCAATAAGCAGTAATATCTCCAGTATTATTTACGTTAAGAGTAATTCCTGATGTTGTACTATAATTAGTAAACTTAACAGAAATTCTAGCGTTAGTAGATAAAGTAAATCCTTCGCACTCTACAACCTTGGCTGCAGTTGCTGCTGCAGTAGAACAAGTGCCGTACCACATATGCATAGCAGAGTTGCCGGTATGATCGGTAAGATCACTTGCAGCGGCTCTAGAAGTATCAGTGGGGTGAACGTGATCAGATCTAGCGACAGTACTAGCAGATCCTACAGCTGCGGTACCATCCATAGAAGGATTGCTAGTAGAGTAAGATACATGAGTGCCGTGGCTAGAAGCAGCAGCTCCTACATCAGATGCACTAAGGGTAATATCTGCACTTAATGCTTTACCATTAACTGTTCTAGATGTCGGTACTGCACCAATATCAGACAATACTTGAGCAGGAGTCTTCTCTGTCACAGCACTAGTACCATTACCAACAATATAAGAACCAGAGGTAATACTAGATTTACCAGTACCGCCACTGCTTACAGCAAGGGTGCCTTCCATTGAACCAAGAGAAGTGGTATTATCATTCACCCACGGTACGTTTACTGCTAGATAACCAGACTTATCTACAGATACAGGATAAGTTCTAGAAGCAGTATTAGTCTGAGCAGCAGCATCAGCAGTTAAAGCAGTCTCACTCTTAAGCTTAGCCTTAATAGTACCAGTGGTAGAGATATCTCCTCCAGTAAGGCCAACTCCAGTAGAAACCTTAGTAACAGTACCAGTATTTGCTGTAGCGCCTTCTGCAATCTTAGAGAGCTTAGAATAATCAGAAGCACTCATAAGACCTCTAGTAGAATCAGAAGCATTAGAGTAAGTGGTATCCTTAGCAGCAATAGTGATATTACCGCTAGTATCAGTACTAATAGTAACATTATCTCCAGGAGCAATATTCACTGCAGCACTATCAGAACCATCATATTTTACTAATTGAGCATCATTTACTTTAATAGTAATGGGATTGGGGTTCTTAAGGCTGGTGTACGTAGTATTGCTAGAAGCAATTTTAAGATTACCATTTGCATCTGTAGTTACAGAAGTAGCTCCAGAACCTGTTACTTTATGTGAGCTGCGGACTGTGCCATTCTCGATATGGTTAATATAAACACCATCATTACTAAGAGCAGTAGATGTATCAGTAGTAGCCGTATCACTACCAGCAACAACAGTAGAGCTAGTATGATGGGTATCAGTTACAGTCTCTTTACCAGTTCCAATAGCAGTTACATGGCCAAAGTCATCAAGAGTAACACTATTAACATAGGTTCTGCTAGCAGCAGTGATATTACCCTGAGAGGAAGTATCTGCATGAGAGATAGTTCTAGTACCAGAAGTGGTAATAGCAGCAGTGCTATCAATATTCAAGCCATTTCCGACCTTAAGAGTAATGCTAGTTACAGTTCCATCAGGTTCATCACCAGAAGGAATTAGAGTCCACTGGTAAGTTCCATCTCCAGACTGTCCACAGATAAACACATCACCAATCTTAGCAGACTGACCACCATAAGTGCCAGCAGTAATAACCTTATAGGTATAGCCAAGCTGGTCTTTAGATGCAGCGGTAAGAGAACTAACAGTACCGTCAGTACCAAGAGTACCCTTAAAGACCATAGAAGTAGATACAGTTGCTGCAAGATCATCTAATTCAGCCTTAGTAGCAAAAGTAGTTCCCTTAGTAAGAGTAACAGTATGGTTAGACAGGCTAATATCTGTTACTGCATTACCACTACCTGTAGTTGTACCCTTAGAAAGAGTAGTCTCTGCAGGCAAAGTAATAGTCTTATCTGCCGCTGCAGTAACTCTACCCTTTTCATCTACAGTAAGGTTAGGAATTACAACAGTACCACCATGAGTAGCAGTCTTGGTTTCTGTCTGGCCATAAGTACCAGCTGTAACACCAGACTTAGACAGTGTTACAGGAACACTCCAACCCTTCTTAGAGGAATCAGAAGTACCAGTAGCATCACCAGTAAGAACTACAGTGGTACTACTACTAAACTCTGTAGCAGATACGGCATTAGCATCAGATGCCAAAGCTCCTACATCGCTAGGAGTAAGAGTGATATCAGCGCTTAATGCTTTACCATTGACTGTTCTCGCTGTTGGTACAGCACCAGCTTGAGCCGCTGTTACTTTATGGGGATTGCTAGTATTACCGATATGAGAAATCTCATCAGCAATAGCCTTCTGAATCTTACCCATAGAAGTGGATAAAGTCTCACCACTAGTCAATGTAGCAAGAGTGCTAGCGGCAGTATATGTAGGAGTTTGGTTATTTGTAGTTACATTGGGTACATTACCTAAACCTACCTGAGATGCTGTAACCTTATGGGGATTAGAAGTATCACCAGTATGAGTATTAAGATTAGTCTGTACTGCTTGAGTATCTGCGCTTGCAGTAGAAGCTGCAGATTCAATAGCGTCAGAAAGAGCCTCATAATCAGTATCAATTCTAGCCTTAAGAGAATCCTTAGTGGTGCTATCAGACTTTGCTACTCTAGCGCCCTCAACTTCAGTAGCCTCAGCAGCACCAATCTGAGTTGTAGTAACGCTATGAGGATTGTTAGTATCTCCAGTATGAGTATTAAGATTAGTCTGCACAGTCTGGGATTCATTATGAGCTGTAGTGGCATTACCACTAATAGTGTTAGCAAGTGCGTCATAGTCGGCATCAATTCTGTCTTTAAGAGAATCCTTAACCACACTATCAGACTTAGCAGTTCTTGCAGCTACCATCTCAGATGCTTCAGCAGCACCAATCTGAGTAGTTGTAACTCCATGAGGGTTAGATTTATTAGAAGTATGAGAATCTAAGTTCTTCTGTACAGCCTCAGAACCAGCACTAGCTGCAGAGCTAGCGTTATTGATTTTGTTCTCAAGGGCAATATAATCTGCGCTGAGACGGTCAGAAAGAGTTGACTTAGTAATATCATCAGACTTTGCTACTCTAGCGCCCTCAACCTCCGATGCTTCAGCAGCACCAATTTGAGTAGTTGTAACTCCATGAGGGTTATTAGTATTATTGGTATGAGTATTAAGATTAGTCTGTACTGCTTGAGACTCATTATGAGCTGTAGTAGCATTACCACTAATGGTATTGGTAAGAGCGCTATAATCAGCATTGATTCTATCATTAAGAGAACTCTTAGTTTCTCCATCCGATTTAGCTGTTCTAGCCCCTTCTACTTCAGCAGCCTCAGCAGCGCCAATCTGGGTTGTAGTAACCTTATGAGGGTTATTAGTATCTTTAGTATGAGTTCCTATAGTACCCTCAACATTACTGATACCGCCAGATATATCTTCATCAATTTGCTGTAATTTCTTTTCTACGGTGCTACCATCATAGGACACCATATCAGAAGATGTTTTTGGGTATATAAAATGCATAATACCATCTATATTTTTAGATAGCGTGGCTTTCTCAATAGCCATTTATAACACACCTCCTGTGCGGTTTAAAACCTATATATTTTTACTTAATAACTTCCCATGTAAATTCAACAGCGACAGTAGGTTTCTCTTCGGCATAGAACTTAATACCGCCATTTACTGTCTCTGAATAGTAATGAGTGTCCCATGCTTCCTGCTGAGCTTTGCCTGTATCTACATCTGTTGTACTAATAACAGGAGTAATATGTGCTCTTGTATTAGAATCAAAAGTATCAATAGATACAGTGCAAGTATACAACCCATTGGTAGTATTGCTACTCCAGCTGTCAGAAGACGGGACTGTTGCTTTATTTGAGGTTACTGTAGCCGCACCAATGAGAGTAGGGCTAATCTCATGCGGATTAGGGTTATTCTTTGTATCCATATGATTATTAAGAGCATCATTGGTATCGCTTACAGCTTCAATGATGGTCTTATGTTCATCATACATGATGGTTGTACCAGAATTTATATTAGTAATATCTGTATTTATGCCTTCGATTAATTCATCAATTTCTTTGATTTTTTCATTGATAGTAGTTTCGCCCTCGTAGACAATCTTATCGCCACTAGATGCAGCAACTGTATCCTGGATGACTGTAAGATCTGTAGAAACCTGAGCAAGATCAGCAAGTAATCTTTCATTAAGACTAGATCTTTCTTTGCCATCACATTTTGCTACTCTAGCTTCAGCTATTTCATCATTCGCTGAATTGATCTTATCTTCTACAGTATTGTCGGTATCAAATTCTACCATATCAGCTGTAGTTTTTGGGTAGATATACTCTACAACACCATCGACTTCTTTAGCCAATGTAGCCTTGTTAATAGCCAAAATCATTGCCCTCCTTTATATAGTAATTTACTATATTGTTCGATCTAAGAGGGTAGCCCTGTCCATGTAAAAAATGGTTAAATTGTCTTATTCCGTTGATTTAGTAAGGGTCTGAACATTAAAGTATAAATACCCTTATAAGGAGTGATAGAAATTGCGTTTACACATTGGTGAAGAATCCTATGCAGCAAAGAACATTTCCCAGTCTAAACCTGCCGGTACATGGGTTAAGCTTACCGTTATTGATTACGCTTCTATAGAGAATTTCCCTGAAGAGATTACTGGTGTTCTCTCTGTGCGGTCCGATAATGGATTTGAGCTTTGCACTATTGATACTTCTAAATATGCTAGACATACCTTTGTTGGTGGCGTTCTTACATTTACTAACGAGCCTGAGCCTGTTGTTGTAGAGCCTGTGGTATATACGCCTACTGTTGAAGAGGTTAGAGCTAATAAGATTAGCGAGATGTCTAGCGCATGTAATAGTACTATTGTTGCTGGTATTGATGTTAATGGTGAACACTTTGCTCTTACCGTAGAGGACCAGATTAATTTACTTACATTGCTTTATATGGCCGATAGTGGTCTTGAGACTATTCCTTATCATCGTGATGATGGTAGCTGTGAGTATTACACAGCTGAGCAGTTTAAGACTATTGCTGAGGCTGCTACTAACTATAAGCTCTATCATGAGTCCTATTTCAACTCTCTTAAGGATTATATTAAGTCTCTTGAAGATATTGAAACAATTCAGTCTATCTATTATGGTATTGAGATTCCTGAGGAATACCAGTCTGTTGTTCTCAAGGATCTTATTGCAGCAATGCCTGTTACTGAAGAGCCTGAAACTGTTGATAGTTCCGAAGAAGAAACAGATATAGAAGATGCTGGTGAGGAAGAAACTGATGGTTCTGATGAAGATGCCACCGAAGAAACCGAAGAGCCTGCCGAGGATAATGCCGAAGAGTAATTTATATAACCCACAGGGAGTAATCCCTGTGGGTATTATCTATTCAATTAATACGTAATAGTAGTATGCGCTGTCAATTTGCAATACATAATACCCGTCTTCTTCCGATCCCTCTATCAATGTTCCATTTTCCGGCAATCCTCCAGATTTAAATTTAAAATTACCATATCTTGTATTGCTTCTATAGTATATTTTACCTGAATTAGCTGTAATATAAGCTATACAGTCCATATAGTATGAAGTCATTTTATTATATGTAACAGTTTTATTTACAATTCCGACATATGTTTTATTAGTACTATCTGTATATATCATATACACAGTGTTACTTTGTATATATGTGCTAGATGGTGCTCTAATTGTTGAATCCGTACAGTATCCTTTGTATTTATCAAAATAATAACTTTCACAGAATGTAGCACTTTGTGCTCCTGAGCTTACGGTTTTAGCGTATTCTGTTTGTTTATACACGGTTCCAGTTGTAACAATACAACTATATTTTGCCCATACTAAACCACTAGTACTGGTAATGCTATTTCCATAAGTGTATACTGTTCCCATATCAAACACCAACTTAAACTTGTTTTGTGTAACGATAATAAGCATTGTCTATCTGTAATACTAAATAATCTCCATCTAAAGAGCCATCAACTAAAGTTCCTTCTTCAGGGTAGCATCCTTCATCTGCGTATACATATTCAACGCCGCCATAGCTAAATGGTTCTGGATATGTAATAGTTGTAACTCCTGCCTCAGCTACAGCTAACATAGTTGAAGTGTTAAGATATATAGAACCATAACTTACAAAATACCAGTCAAGTGTAGATTGTATTTGATATAGTAATTGGGTTTTACCATCATCTACATAATACTTACCTAAAATATTTTGAATTGTATCACTATAAACTGGATTTGTAACGGTAAACCCATTATCAGAATCGAATGTATATGAATCCCCGGTAGTGATATAAGATTTTGCCGCTTGTATATCTTCCAACTCTGCATCATTCGCAAGATTGCCCTGGCAGCAAACAACCGACATATTTGATTTAGGTGTAGAATCAGTTATTACATATGATGAATATTGTGTTTCCTTTGTTGCTGTGTGCTTTCTATACAATACAGTACTAGGATAATTATTACTTTTTGGCGGCGCAGCCATACCACTAAATTGTTTTTTATACACTGTTCCCATAGTGGGTACCTCCAAATAGTTAGAAAGTGAACTAGTTATTTGTTTGTATTTTGTTTTTCGGCAACCTTAAGGGCTCATCTTTCAACTTTCTCTGCCGCCTCAGAAGGCCGGATTACCCCGTGTAATCCTTAAAAATTATAGTAAAAATGATTAATGTTTTCTGTGAAATTTAGCGGGACGATATCGTCATCATATCGTCAGCTCGCTTTTTACGTGAGTTCTAGAAAAGTTTCATTGTTCAAAGGCAACTACTCCTTTCAATAAGTAATTTACTATATTGTTCGGTGTATCACAGAGTACATGAAGAATTAAAGCAAAAAATATCACTCTGTGGAGCAATCCACAGAGATTTTTCAAAATTCATCTAGTTCACTTTCTAACTATTTATAACGAGGTTTATAATGGGAGAAATCTATGAAAGTGGCCATTTTATGGCCGGAAACCCTAATGCATCATCAAGTGGTAGTGCAAATTCTATACAATCTCTTAAATCTACTTTTTATAGAGGTGCTAATTTAGGCACTATCGCTTCCTCTACAATTGATTCATTTATTACTGAACATGGTATAGCAGCTGGAACATTTGATAATTTATTTATAGGAGATTTCTTTACTGCTACGTATAGTAATAACACTACTATTTTTAGAGTGATGGATATAGATCCATATTATGATATATCCGATAGCGGCATTGCTGGAACTCATCATATATTAATAGTACCAGATACAGAGCTAACAACCGTAAGCAATACCAATAATAAGAGTAGTGATGGGTATACTAATTCTTATGTGCATAAAACAGCAATACCAACTATAAATACTAAGTTAAAAGCTATATTCGGATCTCATTATTTATCTTATAAAGAGAAACTATGTACAAGTTCTATGAATAGTACTTTTGCATTAGTATCTGTAAATAGTGTATCGATGGATGAGGTAGAGATATTTGGAAAAGCGGTTAATCAGAATACCGACTATGGATTATTACGGTACCAATTACCGGCATTTATGTACAACCGCGATCTAATAAAATCATATAGCTATACTACTCATAATGGAACTATGTATTGGACAAGAGGCCGGTATTCTAGTAACTTTTGTGTTGTTTCAGCTGGTACAGCTGATAATGGATATAGTTATTATAGCACCACTTCAACTTATGATATTGGCGTTCGTCCACGTTTCTTATTGGGTTAATAAAGCAAAAAATAATGTAAATGTAAAAAATATACTGGACGGGAACCCGTCCAGTATATTCAAATGCATTATGTGTTTATTATTTCATTACTAGCACCGTAGTATCATAAACATTGCACTTACGTATTGGGGTAATTCCTAAAGACTCTGATATAGAAGTATCTTTATCATAAGCATTAGCCCCATATTGGTACTTAAACTCTTTGTACCCTTCAACATGGCGAACAGTTAACGCATATAATTTATCAATAGTATTATTGAAATCAATATTACTATTAATTGCTTCATGCGTTATCTTCCCATTGGCAGTAGCGATATCAATGCATGTACTATTACCAGCTTTGATGGTAAAGTGATACACGCTGTTACCAGACTCAGAGATTCTTACATAAGCATACTCTATACCATGGTTACGTAGAAATCCGATAAGCCTCTGATGTTCGCTAGTTGGCTTATCGGATTTCTTATGCTTGTGATGATTAGTCTTCCTATCTTCCATCATCAGCACTTCCTACCATTAATATAGTTCTAAGCCGATTAAGCTTATCCTTTCCCTTAATAAAACTGAGGTACAACCAATTAATGATATCGGTATTCACTCCAAATTCTTTAGAGAGTTTTTTAAATTCCTCATCCAATTGGCCTGGAGCATAATCTACATATTTTTCTTCAGACTCCGCTCCTGTATTGTTCTCCTCTTTAGAATTATCAAGCGTTTGTCTTGATACTTCTTCATTAAACTCAGTACTCTTATTAGAGGATTTGAAGCATAAATCAGCCACGAATGAGGCAATATCGTTTGCCATACCGGTTTTCATCTTTTCAAGGTCGCTAATTTCAGCTTTAATCTTTGCAAGATCTCCATTAGTTTCAGTAAGCTCGTGTTCAAGATCATCTTCAGATCTGGAACTGCCGATGCTAGAAGTATCATTGGATCCATCTTGTTTGTCATACATTTGAGCTAAAGTGTGAAACAAGAAATCCCTTGCCAAGCTGGTCTTATTAGTTTTACGTTTGTCTATCTCTGCTTTGGACTTAGCAATTTTTTGCTTAATGGCATCTGCTGTGTCCTGAAGAGCTTCAACAGACGTACCGCCAGAGGAATTATCATATTCAGATTTCACAACCTCATGGGTTGATTCATCACACTTGTGGTCATCGGAGTATTTGGTGTATTTAAACCATCTTACTCTTACATATTTATCTGTCATGATCATCATATGCAGAAACTTCTCGATCGCAGAGTCTAGGGATTCATCCTTAATTACATCAGCAAAGTAAAACTCATAATCATGAGTCTCACTAAAAGGATTCATTGCAAAATACATTACAATGTATCCGTATTTAGTAGCAACGCAGATGCTCTCCATTGCTGGTTCGGATTCAGTTGCTGTATAATTAATGATGTAATGGTCAATCCTATTCTTCTTTAGAAAACCGAGTACATTTTTGTTTGTCATTTCTATTACCTCCATCAATATATTATTAACCAGGGCTCCGAAAAGCCCTGGTTAATTTTATCAAATTGTTAAGGCCGTTGATGCTGAGTAATCTTTCGTATCGGCCTTATCTACGGATAAAATTTTTTGCGTACCATTTAATGTAGCGTGATCATCATAATTGTAGGTACGCCCATTACTATTTGGAGTTTCATTAGCCCCTCCAAATGCTTTATAAAATTGATCTTTAGATACAGAGCCAGCTTCAGCATCTTTATGCATACTGGATTCTGAATGCACATTTTTGTACTTTTCAGAACTATCTTTTATCGCCTGTTCAGCGGCCGCCTTTAACGTATTAATCTGTTCATCACTAAGCTCCTTGATCGGCGTATTATTAATATCGACCTGTTTGGGATCATCTTCTTTAGCAGTATCAGTATCCTTGTGCTTTTTAGCGTTAGGCTTAGGAGGATCGGCGACATCATACTTGCCAACGTACAAGTACCAACTATTGTCTTTGCTAAACTTTCCATACTCTCCATCGTATAATAATGCTGCCGATATATGCTTTTTAATATAATCATCTAGAGTGCGCCCGCCATGTGCAACTGCATAATTTAAATACTTTTTGTAACCATCTGGTAGAAATCGTAACATAACAACTCCATATTTGGTTTGCACATACATATTGTCAACGCCATTTTCAGATGTTGTAAAGTAATTTAATTCATTTTCCTTAATAATTTCAAGTACGCCATCATAATTCATTTTTATTTCCTCCATTAATATATTATTAACCAGGGCTCCGAAAAGCCCTGGTTAATTTGTCTAAGCGACTAGAATAAGTTATTATTCGTCAATCTCGTGCCCAAATAAAATAGCTTCCATATTCTTTAATGGATTTTCCATTTTATTGGTAATGGGATTAAACCTAGCAAATTTATGGCAATTCTTTATATACCATTCTTGTGCATATTTTTTAGCCAATTCACGATCTTCAGCAGTGCCATATTCTGGAGTCTTATTATCAACAGTATCTTCTGGATTAGCATCGTGATCTTCGATGGAATGTTCATCGGTGCTATCCTTAGAATGATCATTAGATCCATTGGTATCTAAGGCACTAACGTACTCTTCTTTATAATTGTCACTATTAATAGGATGGGTTTGATTGTGACAATATCCAAGAGGATCGAACGGATTTCTAGTTCCAATTGGATTGTGCTCATACTTTGGGGTATCGTTATACTTAACGATCTTCATATCATACAGATCATTGGATCCAAGCTTGGTTTTTACCAGGTGATATACAAAGTTATTGATAAATGTGTCAAAGCGAACATCATCAAATGGCCTTACATTGTACAACTCAAGCGTTTCATGATCTGTACCTTCATCGGCGCTTTTAAAGTACAGCCTAATATGGCCATATTTAGTAGCTACAATCACATGCTGCTTTACCTGATCACGCTTATTGAATGTCATCACGGCATGGTCAATTTTCTCCCTTTCCAAATACGCAATCATCTCAATGTTAGTCAGTCTCATTTTTTATTTACCTCCATTAATATATTATTAACAATAGCCTCGAAAGGCTATAGTTAATCCTTTTTGAAACCCTCAGGGTTATCCTTCATCGCCATCTTAATCTTATACCAGGCATCTTCAACCTGATCAAGATCAGGTTCCTTAGTTGGCGTATTGTTGATACTATCCTGATTTGTTTCACAAATCACCTCTGTAGGCTTTTCTTCCTCTTCGCTATAGATAGCACGAGAAATGCTATAATAGTTAGGCGGATAGTTAAGAATAGTCATCTGCGATACCCTACCGTTAAGCTCGTCCATGTAGCTTAAATTTGAATGTATGGCATCTTTAAACTCTATGTCTCTAGGGTTGGTACTATCTTTAACCTTCTTATAGAAGAACAATGTGGCTGAACCATCTTTGTTCCGCATATAAATCTCTGCATCTCCATTGTTACACATAACAGTGAAGTGCTCAATTTTGCGATTGTGCAGATACGCTACGGTATCATAGAAATTAAGTACGCTCATTTTTAGTACCTCCAAATACTACTTGCTCTACGTTACAGATATACGGGGCGTCATCATTATAAACGGATGTTAGAATCTCATCAACCTTTTGTTTATACCCATGATCAGATATATACGTAACAGATAAAAACTCCAATCTGTTGTATGTGGTATTTGCATCAAATTTATACTTGAAGTACAAATACCCACTATCGGTATTTTTTACATACACATCCTTACTTCCATCGGTGTAATTTACAGTAAAATTGTCGGTACAATTCAACTGTAATAGTTCTTTAATTCTGTAATAGTCAAACATCTCAATCATCTTTAATTTCCTCCTCTGTAATTTTAGCATCTCTAGCACTAAATGCTGCAATACGCATGCTTACAATTGATCTGTTATTGAAATCGGCTTCAAACATTCGATTCAATAGCTCATTAAGCATATCGTCGTAGTTGTATTCAGTGTCAAGTACATGCTCTACGCTATCAAGTATTATTCTATAATAAATATCACCTACTTTGCTATAGCAAACTAGTAAGTACCCGCCATCATTTTTCTTTATGAATAATTCTACCGTATTTTTGTAATTAACCTCAAAATAATCTGTACGTGTTCTGTACAGTTCATCTTTAGTCGCATGATAATCTTGTAAATTAACCATTTTATTTACCTCCATTTGTTTTTAATCAAGTACATACTTTCTTGTACTCGTTATTATATTATGCAACTATTCCCAATTTTAATATATGCGTTTTTTGCTTAATCTGACATCAATATAATTAAATAAATGGAGGATCAGCGTATGAAAGATACTACCGCTATATTAGATACAGCTTACCCTGAAGTAGAGAAACAGATTAAAGCAAATCTATCTGGGTATAAGAAATACATTTCTAAATTTATCAATTCAAGATCAGCACTATTATACTCCAATATGCCGTCTAAGCAGATATATTTTACTAATGATGATGCAAAAGAATTCTTTGCTTCAATTAAATTAGATCAGAAGATTATTAAGACAGCCATACAGCATACTTATTACGCCGATGTAGCAAAGTTCAATCCAAGATATGCTAAAGATGAATGTACAGTGGCAATGTTATGCATAGTGAGATACTTTAAGCTTCATAATATGTCTAAAGAGCTTGAGCTGGCATTAATCAATATGGCATTTAGTGGTAAGTATTACCCGTCTATATGGTATGGTTCATTTAGATTTCCTGTAAATGAATATATAATGGAATATGTTGTAGAACATGTACTGTCTAATAAGTTTGATATTGTCCGTGAGGGTAATGTAATTGGAGCTGTTAAATCTATTGCTAAAACATGGAGTACAACGTACAATCAGAAATTCAAGGATTTCCATGATGATGATTGTGTTTATCTAATTCAGCAGCTTCATAATAGACTTAGATCATTTATGTCTAATATTGCTAATGTATATTTTGATTATAATGAAAGAAAAGACGCTTATCTAACATATGATTCTGATGATGTTGGGGATACTAATTATAGATTAGCAGATTCTGATTCATTTATGCTTAACCGTACTGTAGAGAATACTATGACTTACATTAACTCTCATGGCATAGATACTAGAATATGTAAGATGGCAACAAATGATCTAATTAAGATGGATGAGCTTAAGAGCATCATAGAGAATATCTTAATGAATTCCGATAATCTGCCATTGATTAAAGAGTTTGTTACGTTAATGATTGTTACATACTATAATCAATCAAAAAAGAAAGATGTTAGAGACTTAGACTTTATATCTTTCTCTATTAAAGCAAAGCCTAATAATAAAGATAAATACATCACCAGACAGAAAGAGTTGTTAAACCAAATCCTTATTAATAATTCAGAGCAGTTCTCTAGAAGACGTAATAGAGCTGCAACTGAATCTGCTTATTATAGATCTATTAATGCATACTTTGCGTTAATAATTCAGCAAGCAAATAAATAAAGCGGACGACTTATCCGTATGGGGAAACCCATACGGATAAATCTAATGTGTAAAACTGCAATCGGAAATGTATTGGAGGTCTTAATGTCACATAATCGACACCATACAAAAGCAATCCAAGTTAGGTGGGGAGAGCAAGAATTAAACTCACTCGCTTGGATTTACATTTATGTTACATATATTGTAAAATATTTAACCTATAATAAATCTAGGACGAATACAGTATTTAGTATCTGCATGCTGTGCAATATTGCTTACGCCATAAAATACACAGAAGAATCTTGATGAGCCGCAACAATCACGTTCATACCATTCTTCAAGTTTTCCTCTATCATTATGTAATGTTTCTATACCATGAAGCATCCTAAATCCACTTATTCTGCGGGTTAATAATCCACTGATGTGGTCATGATCCTTAAAACCAAATATCTCTAGCTGGTTCATTAATATAGATTTAACAGATACTAATTCAGTACCATCTTTATTATCTGTAGATACTATCTCATTGTAAGATAACAGATGTTTTCCAAATATAGCTTCTAGTTTCTTATCTATAGAAGGAATAACCTCATTAAACATATAAGAACCCTTATAACCTGTAAGGTTAATCGCTTCTGGATTCATCTTATCATATTCTAGTGGATTATCGGGTACTATTAACAAATGATGAGTATCAGCAATACCGCTTTCTTCTATACCCCAATATGGATCTACATCCATAATTCTAAACTTGATGGTTGTATTACCGTAATCAGCAGTAAAAGTATCACCAACGTATAGATCATTAAATGCTCCATTAGATACATCGTGCAGCAGCATAAAGTTATCTATGTTTTTTATGCTTACAGAGCCTAGATCATTTTCTCTATAAGCACGTCTCTTAGCAGCAATATAGTCATCAACGTCTACTAGTACTTTATTGCTCTTTCCTTTAGTTCCCATAGTGTATCAATTCCCTTACAAAAAATTATGTGGTTTTTCTACTATCACTTGTAAGTGTTACTGTGCTAGTAGAGCTAGAAGTTTTACTACTGGTGGTTGTTGTAGATGAAGCTTTAACGATAGTTCCATCTGCAGCAGAAATATATGTAGAATCTACGAATCCGTAAGTAGTACCATTGATACAGATATAATACCATACATGATTAGAACTATCATAAACAGCGTCACAAACCTGTACTGTAGTACCATTAGTAATTGCAGGGATAGAAATAAGACGGCTATATTTAGTTCCTGCCCATGTACGTACGTTCAAAGAGTCTGCAGTAACAACACCAATAAACTTAGATGTTTTATTAAGATTAGAACCATTACCAACAGTAATTGTTGCAGTAGTATTAGTAACACTACTAGCAGGAATAAATCCATAGATCTTACTATTGATCAATACATAATACCAGTTAGCACCAGAGCTATCAGCAATAGTATCGCATACACCAACAGAAGTTCCCTTAGTAATCTTGCTAATAGACTTTAAAGTACTATTAGTGGCTCCAGCCCAGCTTCTGGGGATTACATCCTGATTAACACTACCAGTCCACTGAACTGTCTTAGAAATGCCTGTAGACGTAGTAGTAGTGGTCTTAGATGTCGTAGTACTAGAGCTGGTGGTAGTTGTTGTAGTGGAAGTTGATCCACTAGGATTAGTATCACCATCAAATGCGGGATAGCCATAGCCATAGATAGTAGAATTAGTTCTACGGTAAGTGCATCTAGACACTTGATCATTACTATTACCCTCAATAGTATATACGTAAGTATTATCATATTTAACAACCATGCCTGTATGGTAAAGATTGCTAGGGGCCGAACCAAAGAAAATCTGAGCTCCAAGCTTAGGAGTCTCACCAACACGACCTTTAGCTTTATAATAGCTATAACTATAGATGCACCCGGCGCCAGCACTCTTTAACGGCTGGCACGTAAGCTCAAGAGTTTTATCTAATCCAAATGCAGTTAACATACACCAATCATAGAAAAGATCGCACCATGCGTATCCATTCTTATTACCATTGTAAAATGTAGGATACTTGGAATAGATATCTCTAGCATACTTGGTGTAGTTGTTAGAGCCAGAGTTAGCAGTATTACTATCTAAGTTAGCATTACTTGCCTTCTCATGATAACCAACTTGTGATTCAGCTGTAGCAATTAAATCACTAGCATATGCTTTCATAATAATCGCTCCTTTCTAATTATTACTAAGATGTAATAAAAAGAAAGAAAAACACTTACTCATCTTTAATATATTTACGCTTTAATTTCTTACTTGGGTTTTGGCGTTTATTCTTTCCTACCGCTATTCCGCTTCTTCCAGATTGGTCTCTAGATGTATGAGATGCTAATACATCGTCATCCAATTCAAATGTAGGAATCTGTTGCATCATAGACCTTAATTTTGCAGGAGTCCACGCTATTCGTTTTCCTGTATTTTGTGATTTAGCATCTGAATATCTCTCTAGATTGGTCAAGAATATTTCTAAATCACTTGCTCTAATTATCTTCATTAGTTATGTCCCTCTCTATAAATGTACCAAAAAATATAGATACGGCGAATATAGTCGTAGATGGTTTTACCCACCTACGACTATATTATTGATTTACTCTTTACGAATTAGTTCTGCCTTGATAATTCCATCTTTACAAAGCTTTACTCCTGCACTAATAGATGAACCTACAGGGATATCGTTATCGTTAATCTCTATTACTTCATCTACTCTTGTTACTTTGATAACAGAATTACCACTGCATGTGAATACATTCTTAATGTAATCTCCCTTTGTAAGTTTAATTACATTACTCCCCGATTTGTTTCTACCGCTAGATGGCAATACAGATGGAAGGATCTTATTGAATTTACCCTTAGCGGTTACAACAATAAGCTCTTTAGTATCTGTAGTGATAACAGAAATTCCATCTATTGGATCTCTAGTCTTCATAGCCTGATTACCAAGAGTTGCTCTCTTAAGATAAGGAATCTCATTAATACTAAACCTAAGAGCTTTAGATTTGGTATAAACTACAATATCAGATTTATGATTAGCAATAAGAATATCACAAATCTGATCTCCCTTATTGAGCTTAGAGTAAATGATACCGCTTGGAGTAGCATTGATTACATCGTCTAGATCCATCTTCTTGATAAGACCATTCTTAGTCACTGTGACAATATAATACTTAGATTGCTTATTTGCCAGCATCTCAATTATAGGCACATACATTACCGATATGATATTGCTAGTGGCTTTCTTAATAAGCATTCTAATATCAATGCCAGGGCTATTCTTGTCCGTAAACGAAATCTTATTGACTGGTAGTCTAAATACTTTACCCTGCTGGTCAAACAGAAGAAGATCTTTAGCATTATCAGCAATAGTAATACATTTAGGTTGATCTCCACCTACGACTTTAATGGGATCGTTAATAGCCATCTTCTTAATGAAGTTCTGCTCTGTAAGAACAACCTTGAATTCACCCTCTGGAATATCAGAAGCTTCACTTTCAGAAATGATAACACTCTTTCTAGGTTTACCATATCTATCTTTGATATCAATAAGCTCAGCCTCAATCTCTTGGTCTATCATCTCTTCATGAGTGACCATGTTGATATATCCAGCAACCTCAGCGTTAAGTCTAGCCTGTTCTTCTTTATACTTATTGAGATGCCCCTTAGACAGACGACCAATCTCTGTATGAAGAACAAATTTAGCCTGTAAATCTGTAATCTTAAGCTTCTTCATCAACCATTCTATCAGATAATTCTCATCCATAGAATTCTGATTTCTAATCATATGGATAATATTCTCCACATCACCAGACTCCAGAATCTTAATATAAGTATCAATCTGATGCAATCTAGTTTCTGCTTTCTGAAGCTTAATGTTATAGAGTCTAAACTTACACTCTCTACGGAACTCTAAGAAGTATGCGATATAAGCCTTATAACTCATACGTCTAATATTAGTTCCATCAATTACTTCCATATTGACTCTCTTTAAATCTTGCAAAGAAGTATTCCTATACAAAGTTTGCTTTACATAGTTTGCATCAGAACCCTTCTTTAGGATCAAATGGATATCCAACTCGCTGTCAGTAGAATGATCTTGAATATCAGCAATCTGTACAAGCTTATTATTCTTGATAAGATTGTCAATACTCTCCATGATAGAGTTCGCTGTTACCATGTCAGGAACAGATCTAATTCTAAGAATCTGAGTTCCATTATTAAGAGTATCAGTCTCAATGATCCCTCTTTCTGTGAAATAACCAAATCCCATATTGGAAAGTTTTTTCCAATCTGCATTTACTATCTCACATTTCTGGCATGGGTCAGGAATCAATACTACTTTAGCATTGGGATTATGAAGTACTGCTATAGTGGCATCAATAACATCATTAAGACTATGCGGAGGAACCTCAATTCTTCTACCAATAGCAATACCAAATACGCCATTAACCAACAGCAGAGGAACTTTAACAGGTAAACACTCTGGCTCTACTGTATGGTTATCAAATGTCTTCTGCCAGTCTACAACATTCTTAGACACAGCCATATCTCCAAATAAACAATCAACAGAGAATTTACTAAGATAGGATTCTGTATATCGCATTGCTGCCTGAGGGCCACCCTGAATAGACCCAGAGTTTGAATCATAATTAATCAATGGTACTTTGATTTCCCATTCATTAGTCATGGGTTTCATTGATTCATAGACAGATGCATCACCATGTCCATGATAGCTTGCGATTACTGCACCTACAGTATTAGCACTCTTACGTTTAGTTGCCGAGGAAACACATCCAATGTCATTCCACATTGCATACAGAACTCTTCTTTGTACTGGCTTTAAACCATCCCGAATATCAGGAACAAATCTATTATATAATACATAGATACTATATCTTGCCATATTACTCATGTATTGATCATGAGCGTCTACTTTGACTATATTGTCTTTCATATATTATAATACCTCCTTTGACTTCATTATTATAATATACATTCAAAATTAAAATTGCACAAGAACAACTCGGTAGATCACTCTACCGAGCTATTCTTATGTTAATCGAAGGAGACTAACAGTTAGCTAGCATAATTAATTACTCAGGCTGATCCTCAGCGGTGGTAAGAGCGTTCTCAATAACCATCTTAGTGATAGCACCAAACTTGCCATTATGCTCAGTATTGTAAGTAACAATAGTGGGCTGCTTGAAAGATGCTTTGACGGTATCGCAGAGCTTAGCGAAGAGGACTACAGTAAATACATTAGTCTCGTCGTTATAGTTTCTAATGTAACCAACAGTCACAAGGCGTGTGTCATCGCTAGCGACATTAGGATCAATAGAATGCCTATAAACGCTAATGGGGAAACTAATCTTATTAAAGGGAGTACTCTTCAGGACATCGAGAATCGCATCTTGAATTTCCTCTTCCATCTCATCGTTGATAAAAAGAGGTACCTCAAGAACATTGGGTTTGCTTCTTCTCTTGTTGTCATAATTGTTCTTCATTTCACAGACCTCCATGGAGTGTAGATTTTATTTAGTACTTTAATGTACCATCTAATTAAATTATATGTATGACATTGTGTAAAATTTGACATTATAATAAATAAATTTATCAATGCTAGGAGGTTACACAATGGAACAATATAAGAGTAAATATAATAGAATATTGACAGACGAAGATCAAAACTCTGTTAACCGTAATATGGAATATCATTTAACAGTAGAGCAGTATTACGATCTTCTTCATCACTCTCATAATGCATCTGATATTGTTGGCTCATCAACAAGCGGCGGTTCATCTGATGGAAGCAGCGCAGATGTTACTGAATTAACAGAATCTGTATCTCAGCTTAAGGATTCTGTAGCAGAGCTTAAAGCTTTAATAGAGCAGAACTATGCTAATGATAGTGAACATGCTGCTGCTTCTAATACATCTAATGATGAGATTAAGCAGAATATTGTTGAACTCACAGCGGCAGTAGCTGCAAATACAGAGAGTATTAATAATATAGTTGCTGCTGTAAATAATAACACTACAGCTGTTACTGCTCAAGGACAGGCTATTGATGAACTTAAGGTTCAGGTTGATGCTTTGAATGTCTATGTAGATCAGGATATTCAGTACGGAGAAAAAGCAGAATAATAAAATACAATGCAAGCAGGTAACTCCTGCTTGCATTATTTATTTACATTCATATAAATAAATCCATAAGGGAGGAAGAATTTTTTATGTCATCTTATTTTAGTAAGTATAAGCGTATCATTACTGATACCGATACTCAGACTGTAAATCCTACAATGAAGTTCAATATGACTGTAGAGCAGTATCAGGATCTCATGCACCATACGCATAGAGCTTCTGATATTCTTGCTGACGATGGAACTTCTGTTGGTGCTAGTATTCAAGAGATTACTAATTCTGTAGAGGATCTTAAGACTGCTATTGATGCTAATACAGAAGCAGATGAAACTAATGTAGATGCCATCAATGAGGCTCTTGATAATCTTAAGAATACTCTTAGCGAGCATAGCACTGAGTCCGATGAGCGTATTACTGCTGCATCTGATGCTATTGATGAGCTTAAGAAGCTCATTAGCTATAATTCCTCTGCGGATGAAACTAATGCTGCTGCTATGGAGGAAGCTCTGGCTGCCATTAAGGATCTGATCCAGGCTAATACTGATAATGATGCAGCTAATCTTGAAGCTACTACTAATTCCATTGCTACTCTTACAGCTCTTATTACTGAGAATAGTAATGCTGATGAGGAACAGGCTACATCTGTTGCTGCATCTCTGACAGAGCTTAATGGCCTTATTCAGGCTAATGCAAATAAGGCTACAGAGATCAATGGAGCTATTGAAGTTCTTGGCGTTAAGGTTCAGAAGAATGCTGATGATATTGCTGATACCGAAAAGGTAATTGTTGATATTACCGAGGAGAATGCTGTTCTTAAGTCAACCATCGCTAAGATTAAGGCTCAGCTTAGACAGATTATGGATAACATTACAGAACCTAAGACTACTCTTCCTGCAGCAGATGCAAATGGAGTTATTACTCTTGATTGGGATTATGCTGCTCCTCTCACTGTTGCTGAGGGAGAGACTGTTACTCTGGATCTGAATGGTTATAATCTTGATTGTGATACAGGATGTACTGTTATTAATAAGGGTAATCTTACCATTGTTGGTGAAGGTATTGTTTCTTGTGGAGCTAGTAACAGTGCTGCTATTGCTAATTTCCCTGGAGCTACATGTACTCTTGAGGGCGGCACCTTCCAGTCTTCTGCTTGGTATACCATTAAGAACTGTGGTATTATGGTTATTGACGGTGATGTTACTATTACTACTAATAGTGATTCTAATGTCTCTAGCCTGATTGATAATGGTTGGTACGGTAGCACCGATAAGGTTGCTGGTGAGTCTCTTCCTGCTCAGGCTAATGCTGCTTATCTTACCATTGAGAGTGGAGCATTTAACTGCACTGGTGGTCCTAAGAGTTGCTCTGTTGTTAAGAATGATGACTATGGCACTCTTGTTATTAATGGTGGTACATTTGATAGTACTGCTAATACTGGTACATCCGCTGCAGCAACCATTATGAACTGGAATATCTGTACTATTAACGACGGTACATTCATTGGTCAGTATCCTATCTCTAATGGTTACTGTGATGCCAATGCTGATATTGGTGAGTGCACTATCAATGGCGGTACATTCATTGGTACCATGTCTACGTTTGGTCAGAATAGTGGTTCTACCGATGGATATGGTACTCTTACTATCAATGGTGGTACATTCGATGCTCCTATCGTTGGTAATAAGGCTCCTTATGCCATCGTTATCTGTGGTGGCACGTTCCCTGCTGATGTTGCAAGCATTGTTGATACTGAGAAGTATGATGTTACTGCTAACTCCGACGGAACGTACACTGTTACCGCTAAGGTTGCTTAATTCAGTCAAAAAAATATACCCAGGGGAGCAATCCCCTGGGTATATCATTCCTTAGATGATATCTTCTTTCTTAACTGTGATGCCCTTGGTGAAAGCAGATTTATCATTCTGGAGTTCAGTGATGAGTTTAAGCTCCTTCTTAACATCTTGGATTGTATACTGTTTAAGAGTTCTTCCTGTGTTAGGAATAACAGTACTTTCTCCAAGCATCTTAGGAGGCATCTCACCAAGTCCCTTATAACGAGTAAGATTCTTAGGCTCAAACGAATTAAACATGCCCATCAAACCATAAATGGTATACTTAACACCATTGATCATATAGTAGTCATCAGATCTATTAATCATATTGATAATCTCAGCACAATCATTGAGCAATCTATTGTTTAAGAATATCGTCTGATAGTTAGATCCAACAAGACCACGAATGAGGATAGTATCCTTGGTTTGCTCTACAGATAAGAACTTGTATTCTTTCTGTACGACTTGCTTTAACTTGCTAAAGCTAAGATTTCTGTTATAGAGAATGAACTCTAATAGATACGGATCAATAGCATAGATGCCAGCAATATGGTTAACCATGCTTACATAATCCATATTATTATGAATGATTCTAATGATCTCCTTCTTAGGATATTCTTTACCCTTGAGATTACAGATTTTATTATCCTTGCAGAGGATAGATTGCACATACTCTACATACTCCACATTATCTGCAAAGAACTTCATCTTATTCTTACCAAGACTAATTCCATACAGAGGTGGATTAGCAACATAGAGCATACCATCTGTAATAACCCATGGTAGATATCTCAAGAACATACCAAACAGCAAGCACTCGATATGCTTTCCATCTGCATCAGCATCTGTAGCAATAACAATCTTGCTAGGTTTAAATTTAGCAGGATCGAATGTTTTAGAATATCCTTGATAGCCCATGATCTTGAATATTCCAGCAACCTCAGCATTCTCAAAATACTTCTTTGTAGGAGTAGTGAATGCATTAGAAATCTTACCCTTGATAGGCATTATTCCTTGAGTTTGCTTGTCTCTATTGTTCTCCATACCGGATGCAGCAGAGTCACCCTCGCAAATCCAAAGCTCAAATCCTTTACCTACATTGGACTTCTTATACTTAGCAGGATATCCAGTAATAACAGATGCAGTATATTTATCTGTCATTTTTATTTTCTCATTATCTGACTTAGTACGAATTTCACATACAGACTTCAAATATTTAGAAACCTTCTGGAGATCCCCAGGGTTGTTAGTCGCCCAATTCTGTAATGCTGCGATTGTTGCTTTAGACACGTAAGGTTTAATATCCTCTTTAGAGAAGATCTGCTTACTCTGTCCGGTAAACATAGCATGAAGATGGAATACAGATACAACAGCTCTTAGTCCTGTACGAATATCCTGAGCATTAACCTGAAGCTTCTTATTACCTGCTAGATAGATCTTATTCATATAGTCTCTAAAGTACTTGACTAATCCATCTAAGAATCCATCTACATGAGTACCAGCTGTTGTAGGGCACATATTGGCGAAGCTAAGAATATTAGGATCACCCATATCTGCTACATCATAGCTGAACAGAATCTCTACCTTCATGGTACCGTTATCTTCAGTGAAATAAATTGGATCGCAAACTCTAGATTCGCAAATTGTATTGATAAGTTCTACAATACCATTTCTATTCTCTAAGACAACAGTTCTTTTCTGCCCCATGAGATTAATAGCATTGAAAGTAATCCTAGTGCCAATAGTGCATAAATGGCAGAGAAGCCATGTTAAATGCTCGATCTCCGTATCATCTACAGTAATCTCTCCCATCATTTCAGATGGAGCAAATGAAGTAATCAATCCATGTTTACCCTTAGGGCATTTAATAGATTGAGTTCCTTTCTTGGATAGACGGCCTTCATTGAACTCTACTTTAGCGGCTGTTCCATCCATACGATAAGACTCTACAACAAAGAACTTAGATAGAAAGTTTGTTATTGTAGCACCCATACCATTCTTACCAGAAGAATAATCTCCTGAGCCATCTTGTTTATCATAGTTTGAAGATGAATGAAGCTCTGAGAATACTGGCGCAAGCATATCTAATTTAATGCCCTGGCCATTATCCTCGATAATGCATGTATGAGTTCTAGCATCGAAAGATACTATGATATTTTTGTCTAAAGTATTACCCTTGATAATTTCATCAAGGGAGTTCTGAAGAATCTCTCGATACATGTTTACAAATCCAGGATTTCCTAAAGCTCCAATATATACATCTGGTAATTTCCTTACGGCTTCAACTTGATCTTTAATTAGTTTGATTTCTTTTTGCTGGTTAATTTCTGTCGCCATTGGTATCACCTCAAACTTAGTATTTACTTTTACGTTTGTGCGTGGTGTAAAAAACTATTTTAGATAGACAATAGATAGGGTTCGGGACGTTGCCCGAACCCTATATTATTGTTATCTGAGATGAACTTAATTAGCCTTACAGATTAACCTTGTTCTCAGAGGTTGCAGTTCCATCGCCGTTGTTCTTCACTGCGGGAGGATCAATAGCGCTTGCTGCGGGCTGATAACCCTGAGGAGCTGCATTAACCGGAGCTGCAGGGGCATAAGTCGGCATTACAGTAGCCTGCTGTGCAGGTGCGGGCTGTGCTGCCTGAGTTGCCTGAGCCTGCTGCTGCTGATAAGCACCCTGAGGAGGTGCTACCATATTAGCTGTCTGCTGGACAAACTGCTGATTGGGGGCTGCATAGTTCACACCATAGGTAGCCTGCATGGGGTTGTTGTAAGGATTAGCCACGGGAGGCTGATAATATCCATTGTTCACAGCACCCTGCTGCTGGGGCTGGCCCTGATAATAATACCCGGCCTGTGTCTGCTGAGCTCCCTGGGGCTGATACTGATAAGTGGGATAAGCGGGCTGATAATACTTGTTTCCAAACAGGCTGTTATACTGTGCATAGATAGAAGCATCCTGAGCGTTAGCTACGTTATGCTGGTTGTAATACTTGTTAAAGTTATTCATCGCATACTCATAGATATCGGGATACTTCTCAAGCAGGGGAATCATGGTGAACAGCTCGCGAGTAAGCTCGACGGGCAAATCACCAAGCCACTTAGCATTCTGCATGCTGGAAACAAGAGCATTAACAAGCTCTGTTACCTGCTCCTTAGTAAAAGCTTCCTGGGACCAACGAGCACCACAAATCGGGCACCATACATCACCGGAGCCGTCGTTCAGAGGCTGAACGCGATCCTGACCATTCTGCTTATGTGTGCACATAGCACGAAGCACATCAGTCTGCTTAATGTTAAGGTCAATCTTGCTTGCGGGCTTATCGTTCATCAGAGTACGAATCTCTTCATCGGTAAGAGCATTCATATTCTGAGGAACCTGGAAGTTTTGGGCGACTACAGGCTGATAGCCATACGGGGCATTGTAATACTGCTGTGTGTAGGGCTGCTGATAGCCTCCGTAGTAATACCCATTGTTCATCGTGTTATCCATTTGTAAATCCTCCTTAAATTATATTGGGTGCTATGGATAATATAGAGCGTATAGGTTTACACCTATACACCTCTATATTATACGATTATTATTAAGTTTACTCTGTTATAAATTACTACTTTCGTCGGCAGAGTTTTCCGATTCAGTAGATGCAGCTGCTTTCTTCTTAGCTTCAGCTTCTAAGATCTTAGCATTTCTATCTGCATATCTTCTAGTCTCCATAAACGATTCAGCGTACTTGTTGTTGTAGTAATCATCCTTACTATTAGCTGCCTCCTCGCCAAGAAGCTTCTGGATTTCTGTGGGTGTAAGCTCATATCTAGAAGGATCGATAAGCTTGGTATACGTATTCTTGATAAGAGCTTTGTAAGCTGCACTCATAGTGCACCCTGCAGATTCAAGACCATCAAACAGATCATCTAATTCATCTACAGGAAGAACAACAAGTTCAAGACCCTGAATAATCTCATACTGGAATACAATAACAGAGATAGAATTACCAATGTTACTTGGAGTACGGCTACTCTGAGGGTCGGTAAGTCTAAACGAATATAACAGTTCATTCTCGTCATCCCACTTGGTAAATTGGAATCTGTTAGATTCATCAACGACAACGAAACTATTATCAATGAAAACTCTTAAGGGAGCATTAATGCCATGCTTAAGAGCAGTTCTGGTCTTAATGAGCGTTTCTTTATCCATATATCTATATCTCCTTTACGAATTAGTAAGTGATTTAAGCTTTACTAAAATGTTTAAGGGGGAGTATCTAATGTGAACCATCATAGATAGTTCACATTAAGATTCATGAGCTGGATGTTTTTCAATGTTGAAATAACATCAGCGCCATTATAGATAGCATTAAACATCTGATACAACTGCAGCCAGTTATAACACCTGTCATTCTGCTTGGTTTGCTCGTTTGTTGCTAGTGCTCTCTCCTGGTTAATATCTGTTGTCCGGTACGGAACAAATCCAGATATCAAACCATCTTGGATATAGTAATTCAATGCGTTTACCAATACTGATGCAGTCTGGTATTGAACATAGCTTTCTGTTAAGCATGCAGACAGGACTTTCTCATTCGTAAAATACAAATAGTCTTGTTCGGCAATATTGTCAAACTTAATGTCTCTGATAATGCGCTTTACAGATTTTCTAATTTCATCAACAGACATGTTGTTGAAGAAGTTAGGATTGTTGTTAGCAGAGCGTTTCTCTGCAAAGAAACTTTGTCTTGCCATTTGCGTCGCCTCCTTGGGGTAGTACAAGTAATTTACTCGTAATTAGGTGCCAGAATATCAGCACCACTAAGTCTCTCGCTTGAGGGTATATCAATAAGAGCATTGATCTCATTTACAGGGATAGAATCGTCCGTCTCTGTATTGGATGCGGAAATATGCTCATCGATATCAAAACTATCTTCCTGGTAGAACTGTTTAGCATACTTCATGAAAGAATAAACAGACTTACGCTGAAGCAACGTACAAGATTCTACAAGAACGAATGACTCTTCAAGATCAATGTAATCTGCGACTGTCTTGATAGTGTCATATACTTCACTTCTACCCTTGATGATTTCCCACCATGTATTATCGGAATCAGTTCCGACAAAACAGATGAGATATTCTTTATCCTCAGGGGTTTTTCTAGGAACAGAATTGTCCACAATTCTAACCATAGTTTTTTTCTCTGACATTTTTATTACCTCCTTTTCTATATAGTCACTATTATAGTATATCACTGAATAGTGATTTACTCTAGCTTGATTTTACATAGACCAACTGTTGGTCTGCTCTAGATGCTCCAACTAGATTTATACATGGCTGCATTGCTGGATTCATATGCTCCTCTATATATACAACTTTATGGAACTGAGACCCCTGAGCAATATGAGCTGTAATGCAATAGGCAAATTCAAACTTATTACCTACCTCGTATTTATTAGCTCTTATTTTAACTCTGGTATCATTCTCTGAAACCATATGAGCGTAATTACATCTAGAGTTTTTGAATATGGCATTTGGAGCCAGATCAGGAGCAAAGTTCATAGAGAATAGTTTACCATCAAAGCTAGATACATCTGGATTACTAACAACTGTACCAATAAGACCATTACATAGATTGATTACATATCCATTAGATGCAGATACTCCTTCAATCCAGTTATTACTACGACATACTACTTTCTCTCCATACTGAGGTAGATCACCTTTGAAACCTTTGAGAGCTCGTACACGTTTATTGATAGCATCTCTAGTCTTATTTTTACCACATATGATAGCATCTGCCCATAGAAGCATACCATCAGTAAGATCTTCTTTATTGATAACTAGGCTGTTACCATAATAGCCATTAAGCAATGGTTGACCATTACCAACCATGGTAGCAATGAAGTTTATATCTTCTCTTCCGGCTTGGCGCATACATTGTATTAGATGGTAAATCTTATTATCCCCGGTTAGAAATGCTGGTTCTTCTTTAACCGGAGGAAGCTGATGCTGATCTCCACACGCTATGATCTTTAGACCAAATTTCTCTATCGTAGGTCTTAGACTCTTAGGCATAGAGTAAGCCTCATCTATAGCTATAAGTCTAATCCTATCATCGAGATGATCTACAGGGATAAACCTAGGAACTCTTATAGGGCAATTCATAAGTTCATCCATAACTACATTGCCCTCTTTGTCTCTAAGAGGTTCAGATCTTATATTGTATATCCAGCTATGAGCTGTCTTTGCACTAATAAGACCTTTCATTCGCATCACAAGGCTAGCAGAACCAATGAAACTCATTGGAGCTACCTCTGTTAATGGGTCTAATCCTATACGACGGATAATCTCATTTAGAACAACAGACTTTCCTGTACCGGGAGGGCCATCAATTTCAAATACTTGTGTAGTTCCATTGTAGTACCAATCCACGGCTTGTTCTATAACGTACTGCTGTTCTTCGTTAAACTTAAACATCAATCATTACTTCTTTCTAGGAAGTGTAATATCAAAGATATCAAACTGATATAGATGGCTAGTCTTATTCAGTTTGGTGATGAAGTTAAATACTCTAACAGACTCACTAATATATGGGTCTGATACCATACTCTTTGTTTCGCCATTGATATTGTAATACATCACAAACATCCCCTTGTTAGCCCCAGGGATAGGAACCTGCGCAATGCTCTGGAATACAACTCCAATCCTATTGCAATAATTGCTAAGGAATGGGATTACTAGAGTTTCTGCTAGACGAGAGTTCTCTAAGAGATTCATCTCTATCTCGTCATGTTTCAAATACGGGTTATCAACCTCGCAATACTTAATATACTTTTCTTTGATTTGCAATACAGATTCGGTATTCATATCAAACAGGTATCCCTCATCTGTAAGATCAAATCCTAATTCACGCATCATTGCGTCATTAAATCTTAATCTAAGATCTAGTGCTTGTGCTTTAGTTATCGCCATGTTATTACCTCCAATAAATATATTTGGGTTCGACATAGTTATAATATACGTTTATATCATAATTTATACTGATTACTACGAAGTTTGAGAGGGTTTAAAAATGGACAATAATAACTACACTAGCTCTGAAGGATATACCCTTGAGTTTGCTATTCTTCAAGAGGATATTCCTGCAGATCAATCTACTACTGCTAATTTTAAGATCCCTACTTTAATCAATACAGGAACTGTAGCTAAAGTAAATACTAATACTTCAACTATAAGAAATAAAACAACCACTAATCTTACTAGTGCTTCTATGAATATTAAAGATACAATCTCATTAAGAGTGCCAATGGAGTATACATATTACTGGGGTACTAGCAAAATAATCCCTGCTGGAACTAGATTTATTGTAGCTTACATTGGTGGCAATGTTAATGAGATCGCTATTGTTGGACGATATGATCGTAGCGGTGCTGATGCTCCTGCATGTGATAGATGTAGAGGCATCTGTGATCTTTGTCCTAGCTGCTGCGGATAAGGAGTGATTAATCTTTGAGCGTTTATAGTTATCAGCAACCTCAATATACATATACTCTAGAGCAATTTGCTGCATGTACATCTACTGACACTATGAGTTATCATAATCTGTCGTTTGTTGATACCCATGATGGTATTAAGTTTGATACTTATAATGTAACAACAGACTACATTGATGAGATAAGAGATGAATACTGTGTTACTGTAAGTCTAACTGATAAAGAATTAGATAAATATAAATATAGACCTAAACTGTTATGCTATAAGATATATGGTAACGGCGAGTTGGCGTTTCTTATTCTCTTGATAAATGATATGTGCAGTGTTAAAGAGTTTACTAAGAAGAAATTACTAATGCCTAAAAAGCAGACAATGAAGAATCTAGTAAAGTATTTATATAATGCTAATAGAGCAGCAATTCAAACCTATAATAATAAAGTAACATCCACTATAGATGACGACTAAAGAATCCAGGTAGCAATATGCTACCTGGAAACTTTATGGCACATTTCTTTCAATATACGAGGTTCAGTCGTAATATGTATTAAAGTTTTAGGAGGTGACTGGCTACAATAGCCGAAAGAACTGTGCTCTATGTTAAACGTGGCGATGCCGCTCGCGTTAGCAAACATATTCGATACGTCATTAGTGGGAAGTCTCACATCATTGAACTGAGTGAAATCCCTAACCTCATTAACTATACCCTGGCCTGTATTAATTCCTGTATTGAGGGCTACTTCCTCACGCATAGTAGTCTTATGCACTGGCACCGGAGAATAGATATCCTCAACAAACTTTATAGTATTGTTGATGTAAGGAATGTATACAGTATAGATATCGCCAGGGATATAATACCTAGATTTTACTCTCTGCATTCCTAGATACTTATTACTATCCTTATCAAACTCAGGAGCTATAAGAGCAATCCAATCACTATTCTCAATAATAAGATTAGATTCACCTACATTGCTTCTACCTATCAATCTAACCAAATCAGCTTTATTCTTAATTCTAGCTTCATCAATAGATGCTGTTGCTGTTCTGTTAAGCTGAGATGCTGTGATAACAGGGATATTCTTCAATGTAGCAAATACTTTAAACTCATTAATTACAGCTCCAAGTTGAAGTCTAAGATCTCCATTGTATGAACCATCAACAGACTTAATTCTTTTTATATAATCTTGAATCATACAGATTACTTCATAACCTTCATCTTCAAGATCTTCACACAGAGTATACAGATAAGATGTATCCTCTGATAGATTAGGTCTGAATTTTACTATGAGGTCTATTGGATCCCCATCTGATACATGTAATCCTCCCTGAGTCTTAAGAACATCCATGAACTCATCTTCGCTATAATTAGTCATGTCTGCTCCTACACACATGCTAAAGATTCTCTGTACTGTTTCTTTAATGGAGTTCTCCATTACTAATAGAACTACGCATGGTCTTTTTGTAGGGTCTGCACACACATAGTTCTTATTATATCTTTTTAGTTCTATAGCCATATCAATCAATGTAGAAGATTTACCCTCTCCAGGAAGACCAAGCAATGTATAAACTCTAGTTGCTTCTACTCCACCACCAGTAAGAATATTTAAAGCTTGTGTTCCAAATATTAATCTATTGGATGGAGACGTAAGCTGTCTATATGTAGCTTGCATTGACTGAATATAATTCTCTCCAGTAAGAGAGAATGTAAGATCTTCTGAGTTGTTAGCTCTAGACCTTCTAAATTTTACTTGAAGCCTTGTAACCCAATCTTCTATTTGACTTACAATGATTCCTCTGTTAGCATAATCTGTTGCCTTGAATTTTTGCAATAGAGCTAAACCTTCATCCACATCATTATAGATAACAGAGTACTTTAGGATTTCACTTACAGATGTATTTACCCATTCCACTTCAGAGTTATTTAATTCACGAAATGAATTTTGATTTCCAGAACCAAATCCTCCATAGATATGATTGAAAATCATATCAGTAGTTGTTAAATTATAATCTAATCTTGCCTCTATACCTTTCGTGATGAACTCAATTCTTCCAAGACGTTCTTGGTCATTTCCATAGTTGCTAATATCCATAATGAGAAATAGATTTCTAAGATTAATGATATTTCCTCTACGGATAGAACGGTTCTCTGAAAGTATATATGAACACATCAAATCTAATTCAGTTATATCAAATTTGACGTCAATTTTTAAATTCTTATTTTTAACTGGAGATGCAGCCACACCCCCACTATACTTCTGCCTTCTGTTGGATTCCATTAGTCCCATCAGCTCCAGTCTGGACGCATATAATACTATGATGTGGTTAGCATTATATTTTATATATCACTTACCAGAAACACCAATCCCCATATAGTTTTTAGCCATTTTTTCATCTACCATCTTGCGTTCCCATTCTTCCATTCTATTGTATTCATCACAGTGTTCAAGAATCTTCCGTTGTAGTGTTTCTTTGAACCTATCAATCTGTGCAAAATAGCTAGCCCTAATATAACAAGAGCAAACAAGCTCAAATACTATGATTGCTGTAAGAATTAAGATGCTTCTAGGCGGTATGGTACGTAGTATTGATAGTACGATTACTACAATGTATGCGATAGTGTTAAGGACTACCATAAGATTGCATAAAGTGCTATAAAGCATAAAAATGACGGACGACAGCACAGTTATAGTAATGGCTTGATTACCGCCAACCTCATAGCATTCATCTACAGTTCTAAATACCATGTATTACTCTCCTTCCAATAACTTAATTAATTCATCTGAAGTTATAAACTCATAGCCCTCATTCTGATTAATATACATGATGAATTTATCATAGTCACTAATCTCTGGGTCTATGATATATGAATATTGCTTATTAGCTTCAAGAACTTCTTGATCTATCTGCTGCATCTGTTTCTCTTTAGCATCAATCTCTTGAAGTTTCACATCCTGGGAAGTTCTAAAATAGTTCCTTACTATATTCATATTCTCTCCAGGATTATTAAACTGAACTCTAATAAAATCAATACCCTGTTGCTGTTTAGTCTGTTTAATCCAGTCTATGATTGCTTTAGGATCTTCATTCAACAGATGGTCAATATTAATTGTAGCATATATATGAGACTTTATAGGAATCAATTCAGTATAATGCATCCTAGTATTAGCATTGTACAGAGTAACAAGAAATCCCTTTTCTTCTTCCTCTCCAAACTTAAACCTAAATGCAGACCCATTATAGTAAGCATATTCATCATATACGCTTGGGATATGATAATGCCCCATTATAATTGGCCCAGCGCAATTACAGAAATGCTTAATGCTAAATATTGGAGCATGGGCTGTATTTAGAGTAGATATTTCTGTTCCATGGAATGAGCCATTGTATGTACCATGTAATAAACACATATCATATCTACCAGATTCATATAAGACTTTAGTATATTCTTCTTCTGGAATACCATACAGTTCAGGAATACAAAGAATCCTTAGTCCTTTAACCATCTCAAACTGGATATTCTCTACGATCCTGAAGTCTAAACCTGGTTGATTCATGTAATGGTAGAATAGAGATAATTGTCCTGCATCGTGGCTTTGAGTTCCGGCTATGATAATTAGAGTAGCATTCTTCATTCTGCATAGAGCGCTCAAGTCATCAATGAATTGAATCGCATATGTAATAGCTTGATTACCACTAAACATTCTTGAATGAAAAATATCTCCAACTACAGCAACAGCATCAAAGTCTAAAACACTAATCCTGGAAATGAATTGAATCTTTAATTGCTCATACATATACTTTGGATCTTCTGGGCAACCAAAGTGTATATCTGCTATAGTTACAAGTTTGAATACGTTGTTTGTGTAAGACATTGGTCCACCGCCTCACTGGAGTCTATCTCTTTAATGTCGTTCTGACGGTAACTCTTGATATATTCATCTGTTATTGCTCTGCATTGATTATAAACTAAAACCATATCTTGTTCAGCATCAACTTCATAGCCATGTTTAGCCAGTCCAAGCTTCTTATACATGGTATGGCAATATCTATAACCTTCATTGATATTAGTATGGTAAACTAAACCCTTACGATCAAGCAGGTTAGTTTCTCTATTATTTTCTTTGATTCTCTTTAACCCTGTTTCTGCACTGATATTTAAGGTTATCTGTATATGAGGCCATATTGCTACTAACCGCTGGATAGCCATTACATCATCAACAGATATATCACCATTACCAAGAACACTTTGATAGACAATACTTGAAGTTACATATCTATCACAGATAACTATCTCTCCATTTTCAAGTTTAGGCATGATTATTTGTTTTGTATTTATATTTCTTGAAGCAGAGAATAATAGTAATTGAGTTAAAGAATCTAGATCTTCGTTAGTTACTATATCTCTAATCATATTGCCTACTTTGCTGGCTCCTGGCTCTTTGGTATAAGAGCACATATAGTCATGAGCTGTATAGTAATCTACTAAGCTCTTAGCTATAGTAGTCTTACCTGAACCTTCACCTCCTTCGAGAACTATAAATATTCCTCCATTGATAGTTTTCATCTAATACACCTCTTATAGTTTCTTATTCTTGTAGTAGTGTATAATTAGTTCTTGTACTCCATGCATCAGACAAGATATGATAAATAGCATCTTTTCTTGATCGTATTCATCTTTAAATTCGTATTCTCCATCATAGAATTGAATTCTCTCTACATCTTTTCTATTTTGAGCATTGCGAATGATTTCAATATTAATTTGCTTTCCTTCGCCGGTCTTCATAAGAACGTACGTGATGGAGAATCCATTCTCTCTATAGATCATTGCTGCTGTTCTTCTTGGATCGCATCCCTTGGGGATAGTTCCAATGAACAGATGGAACTTATCATTGTTGTCATACATGTAGATATCTCTTAAGAGTATCAAGAATTCATGCATTTCAACCATCATATCAAACGATGGGCTGGTCTTATCAATGCTCTTCGTAAGCTTGCGCATTTTACGCCATGCTTTAAAATCATGCTTTTTCTTTTTAGCCATTATAGGCTCAATATACATATTAATTTTAGTTTCCATAAGTAGTACTCCTATACTTTCCAACTAAGTACACAATTATCTATGCACCTAGTTATTTCAAAGGCATACATTGTCACTATATGGTCTGATAATGGTTTCCATAGCTCATTAATTTTTCTTGGTAATTCTTTATCTTTCATGACTTCATATTCGATATTGTGGTTATTATCAACTACAGAGTATCTATTAGACCACATAGAGAATTTTACTTCTATATCTTTAGCATCCATACGAACTTTGAAGGATACAATACCATCTGATATCTTGAATTCATCACTGCTATAATACGAAGAGCAAGCATTGAGTAATGAGAATAATCGTTCTCCTAGATAGAATGGATCACACTCGTAAAACTCACGCCTCTTCTTAGTAATCTTTTTATAAATTCTATGGAATTTAATGAAATTATACTTATGCAATTTATTAAGCTCAGTATAGTATTCAAATAATTCCATAAATGAATCAGTGTTCATTTTAAGTCTCCCCTAGATGAAGATTGTTATAAGCATTATCTACGATATTAATATTGTAGAATGCATATACTAGAGATAAGAATGCTCTCTCACATGTATTGATAAATGCTAAATGCTCTGGATTAGTAAAATCCAATACGAATTCATTATAAGAAACACTGTTCTTATCAAGCTGGAGTATAATACATCCATCAATATTAATACCGAGTTCTGTCCTGAGCATATATCTATATGCAGAGAGCTGAAGAAAATGCTTGTAAGTGATATGGTTAGTTGTCTTATAGTCTATGAGATAAATCATTCCATTTATCTCATATAGACCATCTAATGTACCGCCAAAATATGGGCAAGTAATAGTCTTCTCATGGCAGATAACTCTTACGTTAGCATATTGAGTTATATTATCATACCATTTACGAAATGAGTTATAAGCGTTAGCCGATTGATATTCCATATTCTCTGGAGCCGTATATGAATTATCTGTAAGATAACCATCAATGCTCTCGTGGCATTGAGTTCCAATATTCGCAGCTTCATCAAGAGTTTTAGAATAAGACTTATGCTTAAACCCTAGACTATTAGCCCAATACATTAGCCCATCATTATGGATGCACTTAGATAAGATAGATGTAACTCTAGGAACTTGAATACCATTATGGGTATAGGTTTTCTCTATAGGCCCTAGAGAAGGTTTAATCTCATCTAATAGCCTAACCATCTCAACCATTGAGCTTATCCTCTACGATATCTCCAGTCTCTTGCTCATACTGCTTTACAGCACTATTAACAATCTCATCCATAGACACATATGGCACAAACCAGATGTAATCAAATACTGCACTAATACGATCAACGTAATCCTGAGGGAAACTATTGAGCAAATTAAGTCTATGGCAAAACTTATGTAAGAATGCTTTAAATGTATCATAATACGTTGGTACATTTAAAACCTCAATGAGTTTATTAGTCTTAATCTTTACAGTATCAAAAGGAATTACTCCTGCAGTAACAGCAGGGGTTAGCATTCCGTTAATAACTGTGATCAATTCCATAACATGTCTAGCCTCAAAGAACAGAAGCGTATCTTCATTAAGATCATCCATAACAGCTTTAGGTTTAAGAATTTCTCTAATCTCATCAGAAGTCTTAGTCATGAGATACAAACCCAGTACAAACTTAGGATCTGTAGTTTCAATATTTAATTTAGCCACAGGGCTAGTACTCTTAAATGAATTAAAGAGATTCTTATAATACTCAGGAATATCCTTGTCGAGATCTGTTGCACCGATAGTTTTGTTAGTTGTATCCATTGTTGTACCTCCATTAATAATAGATTTTATTTCTTCAAATTGAACTTTCTTAGAAGACTGAGTGTCTTCTGCTATCCAGACAATCTTGGCCGGATATCTTATATTGAAGATGTATTTATACACGAATGAGCCATATTCGTAATGGGTAGTAATGTCTTGTGAAGATTCATGATCCGATAGGTATTTATCAAGCAAAATTAAATCATATGTATTTATTGTATTGATAGTTTCTCTGATGGCATTCAGCACTCCCTCTAGGCTACGTCTGCCATCTATTACAGTTCCTGGAATTAACGAATTAATATAAGCTGCATAAGTATTGCATTTCTTCATTGATCCCTCGGCAATTAAAATCTTCACATGTATTTCCCTCCATTACATATTGTTATACTCCTCCGTGCTGTACCTAGATGTCTCGGCTATTTTAAAGTCGTATAAATTGCTATCCCCGAAACATTATGATAATAAATCCAATAGGAGGTGTTCTTAATCATGCCTAAAACATATGCTGATACTTACCTATATAAGACATACTCTGGGTATGAGAAGAAGATGTTCGAGTTCATCATGAATGCTGAACGAATCGACACATCGTCTGCTGAATTTGAAGATGTATTGTATGATTTTAAACGTAGAGCTGTAAGCGATAAGCTTGTTAAGATTTTGAGATCTAATAATGTTATTCTTGGTATTAATAAGGGTAAGCCTTTGCCTAAAGCATTTAAAGCATTTGTAGCTAAAGATGTAAAGACAGATAAATCCGGTAAAAATAGAAAAGTATTTATTGATGTAACCGATTGTGTTGTTAAGAGTGGATCTACCTATAAGTGCGATCACTTGGATTGGCTTACGGCTTACTTGATTAATGGTATGACGGCTTACATCTATGCTATGCAAGAGCATAGACTTACAGGAAACGCATCTGTTCTCACAGATGGTGGTACTGCATTTACTAAATGCTTTTCCTATGTAATTGATCGTCTATATAAAATCTCTTCTGTACAATCTCTGAGAAAGAAAGTAGAGTACGTTATAGCAATGTACTACCAAATTAATTTGATGGGAAGAGACAAAGATAAGCAGTATGATTCCATTAAAGCTAATGCTATTAAAATCTCAGGAGTAGAGCAAAATGATGCTAGATATCTTGACGTTATGATCGCTGAGCATGACTTTGATAATCTTGATACATTCGTTAAAGCTCTTGGTAGATTATTTAGCTTAAAAGATATAAAGACCTCTATTGTTGTAAGCATGTGGATGCAGTCATTTGGTACTGGAACAGTATTTGCTATGGAGTTCTTACCTGCATTTGCCGCTATGCTTACGAATACATACGTTGGAGGTTATATTGACCAGCAGATGACTATCGAAAAGGTCGCAGGAACATCTATGGTTACATTCAGCAAAACTATTCTTCAGATTGGAGCGTCTGTATGATTACTTTAGAGCAAAAGCAAAAAGTTTTAACCGCTCTAAAGTCACATACTGTTACCTCTGTAAGGGCTAATCAAAAATATAAGATCCCTGTAATAATTGATGGAGAAGAAAGACTCCTTAC